GTATGCAACAGCAAATATCGCCTTTTTCCCCGCTTGTTTAGCGTCTCTTACCCAATCAATAAACCATTGCACCTCCACAGCATTTTTATCTTCCAAGAAATTATTTTCACACATTACCCCATCAATATCGCCCAAATTTGTACGAATAGCATTAGTAAATGCTTCTTTATAAGTTCCAGGAGTTCCCCCATAAAACCATCCGTTAGTTATAATTAGAGGTTTTTGTGCAAGCCTACTAACCGCTTCTTCAATAATACTAATATATTGGCTAATATATAATGTAGTTTGTTGAGCAGCGGTGCCCCCCGAAATATAATAAAGATTTTGAGTATTAAATGGGACATCATTATACATTTGCATGATACTTATAAATACATTATCCACAAATACTGCATTATCTTTACACATATCAATAGTGCTTAACATAACTCGAACGCAATACTCTCTAACAGCAGCATTATTAAAATTAAAATGCATTCTCATACGATTATAATCAGGAGAAGACCAATACTGTGCAGGTATAACAATGGTTTTTCCCTGCTGATAATCTTCTAATAAACTATTCGGTACGGGTTTAGTATCCTCTCCAAGGATAGGAACATTATCTGCTCCGACATCAATACCAAGCACTATCTCCGCCCCCTTCATCTCTTTATTTATTTTGCTAATCTCAGCTTCTTGAAGGATTCCTAAACGTATTCTACCGTCTACCTCATATTTATCACAAATTGCACTAATTTCTGATTTAGAGAGAGTTGTTATATATTGATCTATTAATACGTGATCTCTATTAACATTAATATAGTATGCCATAGTTTTAAATGAAACATATTTATAATGAAATAAATTTTCATATGGATAGTGTGCTGATGTAAAATCGACTAGTCCTTCAGGCTGTGGATGCTCAGTTCCATCAAATGCCCTATGCTCATAAAAGTGTAAGTAATGATTAAAAGCTGAATTTATCTTCATTGCTGCTTCTTCTCTCGTTAATACCATATTTGTTTTCCTTTCATTTTATATATCGACCTTTTACTTAACAAGTCTTTGTCTACTTCCTAACATATTTATTTCAAAATGAATATCAAATTCAAGTAGAGCAGGACTTTCATCAGCAGCCACGCTTGCCCAAGTGTCGTCTCCCCCTGTATCACTTCTATAAATTCTAACCATTATTATATGAGATATTTTTAGACCAGCACCGCTCACCAACACATCACTAGTTATTTCGTGTTGATGATTAACACCAGAACAAGCATCTGACAAATCAACGGTAGCTGTCGGCCCATATACTCCATTAATATTTGCTGCTGTATAATCAATTTTCCACCCTACCAAAGCCCCACTTTCAGCAGCTCCGTATTCTGCTGGAGTCCAATGAATATGAAAATGCAAATCAGAACCTTCTTTATATGTATGAGGCATTTGACAAGATGCATGCACCTCATCATTTTTCTTAAATTTATAAACTTTAAGAGTCGCCCCAGATCCTCCTGGTTGCCAATCTTCAAGTGTAGGATCAGCAACTCCTGGAAAAGAAAAAGCTCCTGGAACAATCCTAACATCATCCCAAGTAGTAGCATCTCCTTCTAATACAAATTCTCCAAACACGCTTAGATAACCATCTACTGCAAGATCATCATTAATATTTATTACTTGAGTAAGTGGCCCAATACTTGGACTAGCAAAACCGATATTGAGATTTGTTCCATTATAAAAAATAAAAGATTCTTGATTATGTCCGAAATATAATCTAGAAGAATTAGAATCTATACTCACGTCTCCATCAACAACAACTGGCACATTCATTTCTATCTGATCTGCACTGGCATCTACAACAAAGGCAGTAGGGATAGAAACTGTTTCCACTCTAAAATCATCTGTTGAAGCAGACCCTCCTCCCTCATTGACAACTAGACCAGAATCAATAATTGATTGTCCTGACTGATCTCCTCCGCAAATAATTTCTTCTTGAAATGTGGTAGTTCCAACTACTTCTCCACCTATTTCTAAATGACCATCTATTAGCAAATCATCATTTATCCTTACTTTTTGAGTAAGCACCCCTATACTTGGATTAGAAAAACCAATATTAAGATCTTGTCCATTATAGAAAATATATGATTCTTTATTTTCTCCAAAATATAATCTATAAGAATTAGAGTCTATAAGAAGATCACTAGATATAAGGAGATCACCTTGGGGTTCTAATAATAAATCTCCTCCTACTTTTGCTTCCGTCGTAATTTCAAACCTATCGTCCGTATCATTCCAGAATAAACTTGCATAATCATATTTACTATCTGCATTCGCTGCCCCTGCCATCACTATCAATATCGCCCCGCCGATATCACCTGTATCTTTAACATACAATGCCTTATCAATTATACCAAAACCTGCCAAAGGATTTCCAATCAATTCTGAGGTAGGTCTTAATACGGGATATGTTATAGCAAACGGACTAGTCTGGGCTGTTAGGGTAACTTCTGACAATATCTCCCATTTAGTATTCGTACCTGTATTAGAAGTCCATAATCCACTTTCAGAAGTTCCTGTAGTAAGTAAATTATCATCACTAAAAGTAATTAATCCTGTAGTCGTATCTGTTATTTGCAATCCTGTACCTGAAATATATTGAATTTGAGCATCTTGACTTACTCCAAATGTTATAGCTCGACTATCCCCATTAACCTGAATTTCATCTCCTATATCTAAAATACCTGTTCCTGTTTTAATTGCTGTCCCTATTGAAGACCCTGCACAATTTGTAATCTGTAATCCATAATTATTTGTTACAGTTCCAATAGGACACGAAATATTTACTCCTGTAGAATTTGTTATAGTTCCTAAATTAGCTGCTAAATTTACTTGCACTCCAACCTGAGTGCCTATGGTATCCCAATTTATAATTGTGGTATTAATAGCAGTGATATTAGATGCAATATAATTATCTCCCGCAGCCTCTCCGTTAGTAAAACTAAAATTAATAGCAGATATAGCATTAGTATTCATTAATGATGTGGCACTAAAATTCAATCCAAAATATGTACTATTTCCTATATTTTCACTAACAAATATTCTTGATTGACTACTTGGATTTGCTCCTACTCCAACACCACCATCAAATCTACCTGTTCCAGTAGTTGTTAAATTATCATCTTCCAAACCAATAGTTCCACTCGTAGAAGTAATAGTAGAATTATCTCCATCTATCTGCATAGAAGTGGTTCCAATAGTTAATATTCCATCTACTAACAAGTCATCATTAATTCTCACTTTCTGAGTAAGTGGTCCAATACTTGGATTAGAAAAACCAAGATTAAGATCTTGACCATCATATTGAATGAAAGCATCTCTGTTTTCTCCAAAATACAACATAGAAGAGCCAAAATTTATACCCCCCTTACCAGATATTATATGAGCAGAAACATTATCATGGTATAATTGTAAATAACCAGCATTTGCTTCTGTATCTCCGCTACAATGAACAAAAAATGTTGGGTTAGAGTAATTAGTATTTCCTAAATTTGTCCATCTCTGATTTATATCCATAAACCTTAATGCTCGTTGTCCCGTTCCGACAAAAGTTGTCCCATACATCATTGCATAATCGCCTACACTAAAATTATGTCCTCTATTAATAGTAAAAGTAGCATTAGAACCTATATTAAGCCCTGAAGACGCTTCCAGTATCTGACTAAATACGATTCCTGTGACAGTCCCACCAAATACCATTCTCCTATAATCATCAATCCCTATTGTCCCATATTTCTGCCCTAAATTAGTTGCTCCATAAAAAGCAAGACTAGGATTATGATTATTAGCATCGTTATGAGCGACATAGTTTGTAGCATTTTTGAAAAATTCTAAACCGATACCTGTCAAATAACTACCTAAATCAGTACCATCCCCAATTCTATTTTTGCCAATACTTATAATACTTTGTCTATTAGATGCAGAATATATCTCTAAATCATCGCCATTTATAGATATGGAACTAGTCCCTACAGTTAATATCCCATCAACACCCAGGTCCCCATCCACACTAATATCATCATTTACTCTTACTTTTTGAGTAAGTGGTCCTATACTTGGATTAGAAAAACCAAGATTAAGATCTTGTCCATCATAGAAAATATAAGATTCTTGATTCTCTCCAAAATATAACCTAGAAGAATTAGAATCTATAGAAACATCATCTCCGAATACCACTTGTCCTAATCCTGTTTTTATAGCATAATTATTTGTTGCTCCAGTTATGTCCCCGATCTCTATAGCGCTATTATTTGTCCCTGTAAAATCTACATCTGGATGATAAAAACCATACCAATTAGTGATATTGATATTAGTTGCATCCATCTTATTATTAACAATTCTAAACATATAGAATTCTGTTATTGTTCCTGAAAATTCATCTGCCGCTTGATTAAGCCTATTATCCATATTGGACCATTCATCAATAGTCCCAGAAGTAGCAGCAGTAGTAACATTACAAATATTATTAAAAACTCTAATATCACCAGTAACATTCTGAGTTCCTTGCCACCCTATAATATTCTGTAAACCATTCTTTGTTACTGTTATCGTCGCTGAAGGCTCTAGTCTCATATCTAACCATGCATTCATAGTATTATTATTTGATGTATCTTCGCTCCCTTGACCTTCAATATTGAATCTCGCATAATCTCTATCAAATCCAATACCTATTCCAGAATCAAAATCCCCATTATCCTCTATTACAACTTGTCCACTTCCTACTTCATTAGGAGAAATAATTAAATCATGATTATCATAATATATTGAAGCATCTTTTCCTGTCCCAAAATATGTCTTAATATTATCTCCACCTAAGTAATTATCTCCATGACTTCCGTCCATATAAAGAAGCCAATTAGTGTCGGCCGAGCCACTTATTATACCATAATAAAGATAATTAATAGAAGTCCCCACAGAGTTGCTGGTTATATCGTTATATACTCCATAATTATAAGTATTTAAAGTCCCTGACGTTAACGTCGGAGCCGATAATAATCGACTTCTTATCCCATAATTATAAACCGAGACAGAACCTACAGAATTAAGAGTCACAGTATTATTAGTTTCATTATACACTCCATTATTAAAAATAGTTGTATTCTGACCCGTGATTGTCCCTGTTCTTGCAAAAGTATTATAATTCACATAATTATATTCTTCTAAAGCTAAAATAGGAGTCGCAGAATGAGCAGAAGTAATATTTGCCTGATTATGTTGACAATAATTAACAACAGTTACCACCCCAGGAGAGCCATTAACGACATGAGAATTAGTTAAATAATTATAATGTGCCCAACTAGAAAAGCCAATAGTAGAAGCTGGAGTTGCAATTGTTCTGACATTTTTTATAGAATAGTTCGATGCACTTCCAGTATAAGGATTTGTATCCCCATCATTATCAATTCCTATTACATCGGCAGCAGCAAGAGTATTTGCTAATAGTCCCGCCATAGTTATATCATCAGTAGAGGTAATTTGTTCCCCTGTAATAGTTCCTGTTGTTGTAAAATCCCCAGTTCCTAAATCAACACTATCTCCCCCTTGTTCGGGATATAGAGTAGTTCCCGACCTTATCCATAAACTACCGCTCATTCCTGCTGGCATACCATCAAAAGTAAGTCCTGAACTATCAACTCCCAATCTACCCACTAAATCATTTTCATCTTCTGTTAAATGGTAAAATTCATCAATTCCATTTCCTCCCTGCAAACCACTCAAACTATTATGAGTAAAACAAGACGAACTATGAATATGCAAAGAATCCGCATTACTACCATCTGTCAAAGTATCATGTTGAGATTCAGTAAGATGATAATATTGACTATCTACCCCCCCTTGCAGTCCGCTCAAATCATTATGTGTTATAGCTGATGAGCTATGAATGTGTAATCCATCAGCATTACCACCACTTGTAAGAGTTGATAAATTAGCATAGTCTCCAGATGTTAGATGCTGATAATCCCCTTCATTTAATCCTGATAAACTATTGTGGATATGATCAGTATGAGCCATAGATACAGCACTCTCTATAACTGCTCCTGAAGAAGTAATATCAGAAAGTTGATTAATACTCCCAGATTTTTTCACAAAATCAGTTAGATCGATTTCTTCTTCAATATTATCTATGGCTGCCGTAATTAAACTATTAACATCTTCTTCAGTAGTAAGCTTATCATGAGTGTGTAAACTATCTGCATCTGAACTTGTCCCCCCTGTTAAAACATCTAAACCTTCATGGCTATGATCATACACAGCAGAGATATAAGTTTGACCTTTATTAACACCTTTTTTAATGATTTGAACAGTATAATTTCTTATAATAGCAGAGTTAGCAAGATTTTCTGGCGTATTATTCCCTACCTTTAAAAGATCTACTGTTTCCCCTGCTTTAATTATATAAGGAGAAATGATATCTGATAAAGCTAAAGATTCTGAATAATTATTTGTAACAAACCAAGTTTCTACTATTGCCATCTTCTGTTCTTTCAAATATAAAAGGACATATTTATATACCTTTATATTTAAACTTAATTTAGTTAAAACCTTGTTTTTTATGATAGAGATATGAACTAATAAAAAACCGTGGCCCATCAAAACCACGGTTTTTAGTTAAATATAGGCTTAACCAAACCTTTAACAAAGACTCTTTATTGCTCTTTTGAATTTATATCCTCATTCTCACAAAAATATTCTAGTCTTTGTTTTATACTTCTTTATTCTACATATTAGATTAAAATTCCTCTATAATTTTATCTCTGTCTCTTCATCTTTATTGTTAATAAAAACAATCTTATCAAAGGCAATCTCTTCTCCCTCCATAAAATCATTTCCTCCAAACTGATAAGATTCTCCCTTCTCAACATAAGCAATAGTACAATGTGGCTTATAAACATCATGAGTCTCTTCTACATCTAAAGTTCTCTTTATATCCTCATGTATTTTTCTAAGATCCTCACTAATAATTTCAATCTTGACTACATCAAAATCCTCATTATTCTTAAAATAACCTACTTTTCCAAGTTTTACCTTTATATTTTGGTATTTTTGAGCAATATCTCTGACTGCTTCAACACTATTATCACATACTCCATAGATAACTGTCACATGTATGTCTGATTCTCTCCCTTTGCCCTCCTCTTTACATAAAATAGAATTAGGTATATTATCCTTCCCCCACGATTTTATCTCATTAGAGAGCCTCTCAGGCAGTCTGACGGCAATCCATCCCTTACACTCTTCTTTTTTTGCTTTTTTATACCAATTCATGCTTATATCTCCTCAATATCCCTTTTTTTATCATATTGTAAATGGAGTACCTCCTATTTGCCATTTAGTTGTAGTTCCATTAATATTAGCATTAGTATTATGATTATACCAATTCCCACCACTTATTTTTCTACCTGTAGCATAATTACCTGAACCATCATCAATATTAGAATACCATCCACTTGAGGCAATAGAAGCAAATTCATCCTCACCAACTTTACTTCCAACCCCAGAATTGTATATAGCTGCAACTTGAGCATCAGTTAATAGAGTATTATTATAAAATCTAATATCATCTATATCACCTCTATGATGAAAATCGTACGATCCAACATCTTTGGTTGCACCTATTGTTAAATCATTAGTATTAGCAACAGTATCAATAGAAACAGAATCATTATCAGAACTATACAATTCTCCATTAAAATAGAATTTAGCCCTATAAGAAGTTGCTGGATCTCCCGTCTGAAACTTCTGATAAACAACAGCCAGATGATACCATATCCCTGTAGCCAAACTTATAGTATCACTGGCATAATCACTATTGTTACCTCCATCGCTATATATAATCAATGCCAACTGCTTAGCTGTACTCCCATAACTAAATTCAAACCCACCATCTGCTACCGCTCCAGCGTCTAGAGTTGACACGAGTGTAGGAATATCAAATGAATCAAATTGCGCCCAAAGAGAAATACTAAAACTATAATCTCCAGGATGGAATACTACATCATAAGGAACACTTAAAGGTGGGCTGCCTGATCCACTAAATTTCAAAAAGTACCTAACTACCTCATTCCAATCGTCAACATCATAACCAGCTTTTTCACACAGATTAACCCAACCGACAAGAGGAACGCCAAACCCATACGACCAATAATCAACCATCTCAACATTAATCCAATGATCCAATTTTTCTTTAGAAGTTCCAACAAAACTACTATTTCTAATTACAAAATTATTTACTGACTGAACTGCGGAGATAAGGTCTCCGATAGTACCATCTATTTTAAGAGAAGAAATATAAGAAATATTAAAAGGAGCTAACAAGGCATTTTCTATTTCTAGTGCTGCATCTTCATCGGCAACAGATGGAACTTCATCAGGATAATTAAACGTAGTAACATCTACAATAGCATCTACCGCTGTTCTACTATCATCTTCTATTGTTTCTAAAGAAGATTCTATAGAAGCATATGCTTTTGCTATTGTATCATACAATATTTTATCTATTTGCGCCATAATTTAACTCTATCAATACTCACTAATAATTCTCCAATTCATATTTATTTAAATATACCTCTTAGTAACTCTTCCGTTCTTCTTTGGATGTTAAGAAAATTCTCATAATAAGCACTAAAAACATCACCAGATCCGATAGATTGAGGCTCATATCCAGAAATAGATTTTCTTTTTAAATTCTTTAGATAAGATAATTCTTTTTTTAAAGCAGATATATAACCTTTTAAATGCTCTTTTGTCTTCTCTCTGTCTTTACTAAGTCCTATATCTAATTTTTTAGACCGTGTAGAAAGGTTTGGATTTTTTAATATACCTTGTATCTCTTCAAGAGTTTCTTCTATTTCAAAAATAAGACTATTTAAGTCCATTTCTAATAACTTTCCTATGTCATCTATAGGGACATTATATCCTTCTCTCCCACGGTATCTTTTTAATGGTGATGAAGCTTCTGGAACCCAATCTTGCTCATTAGGATCTTTCCCTGTTAAAAATGTATATTCCTCTTCATCAGGAATATAAGGGTCTCCTAATCTCCTATCTATTATTCGTGATTTTTTATACCAATTCATATTAAACAGATGCTTCCTGCTGAACTTCATCAGGATAGGTGTGATTGTTGATGATATCCATGTATTTGTTATAAGTATTATAAGTCTTTGCTGAATCTTGACTAGGATCATTTTTAAGTATTAAAATAAATTGATTTAAACGATTTATTGCCTGTTGCCTATTATTATACGTTAATAATAAACCCTTTAAACCACCTATATTTTCCCAATACTTTAATTGTCTTTCCGATTGCATCTTACGTTCTTCTATGTCTTCAAAACGCCTTTTTTGAGCTTCTGATGCTTGCTCCCTAAGAGCTTGATCTTCCCATCTCTTCTTTAACTTTTCAGAATGATGTTTTTTGTGTTTTGGATCTTTAAAACGCTCCCTTTGTATTTTTGATCTTTCCTTTATCATATTTGGATCTATTGCTAACTCCCTCATTCTTTCAGCATTCTGTTCTCTTAATTCTGGATTATCTATATATACCTGTTTTATCTTTTCTGACAACTGCTCTCTTTCTTTTGGGTCTTCAAAACGCTTTTTGACCCTTTCTGATTGTTGATCCCTAAGATCTTGATCTTCCCACATTTTTTTAAATTTTTCTGATAAAGAAGGAACATTCCATTTATTTTTATTGCTAATGTTAGATATCATTCTTATAGATGTATTAAACATCTTAGATATTTTTGAAAACGATACTCCAGATTCTACTAACTCTTTTATTTTTTCTAATTGTTGGGGAGAAAAAACTTTTGTGTTTGTTTCTCTAGTTTTTTCTAATCGAGTAGGAACTTTCCATTTATTCTCTCTAACTATATTTCTAAGAGTAACAACCGAAATTCCAAACATCTTAGATATTTTTGAAAACGTCATACCCTCTTCTGCAAGCTGCTGAATCTGTTTTAATTGTTCAGGAGAAAATTTTATCTTACGATAAGATATCTTTATTTGTCTCTTATACCAATTCATATTAGTATAATTCTCCAATCTCTATTAAATCCCTTCTTTTTGGACAAAAAAAAGCCACCTATAAAAGTGGCTCTCTAAAAAATAATTAATTCCATTCCCATACATCATTATGTTTATGTCTAGGGATATTATCATAATCTCCATTTCTTAATGCTTCTCGTATCTGTGCTCTTCTTCTTCTTTTGCTTAATGTTTTGAATTCTTTGTTTGGTTTGTGAAAACTTTTTTTATCTCTATTTTTATGGGGAATATATGATGTATATCCCGCATACCATATCCCACTTAGATGTGGAACCCAAATAGGATACTTGCGATAGGTGTGAGACATAAAAGATCTCCTTAAATTAACTTTATATTAAACATTTCTATTGAAAACTATCTACTTTCCCATATTATATCACTTTTCAACCTTTTGTCAATACAATTCTCCACTATTTATTAAATTTTTACATTCTACTATATGCTCCTGTAAAAATCTAGGACGACCCTTGGGAGATAGTCTGTAAGTGCTTATCTTACCTATCTTTACCAAATGACTCAAACGGTGATAATCGACCTCTAACTCATCTGCTACCTCTCTCATTCTCTTACTCTCAAATCTCCAACTAGGTAAATCAAATTTATATCGATAACACTCGATAGGACTCTCTTTGCCTATGAAATCGAAAAAGGCAGGGATGCCGCGAGCTTTGACTACTATCCTATTGTCATTATTTCTATGACATTCTATCCCTACTTCCTTTAATTTAATGACTAAATACTCGACTTCATCGATAGTAAAACCATCTGTTGATAATCTCAATACGATGGTAGAATTGTCCTTAGGCTGAACAACAGAACCATCACCACAATACCACATTACGACTGATAAAGGAGTAATGCGAACGTCAGTAGGAACAGCTTTGATAAATTTACCTTCCCTATACTTATACCAACGTTGATATTGTTGGTAAAGATCTGGATGGTATTTGGAATACCCTTGCCATCTAAACCCCTGTTTCATAGACTTATCTTTATATCTTTTTACCACAAACTGATATGAATTAAAAAGTCTCATAAAATAGTTACAAAATTCCTCATACTCTAACCCACATGCAAGCCTTCCCGTCTGTATAGTAGGACCATTCTCAATTCTTAGAGAACCATCACCCAAAAGAAAGCCATCAATTTTTTCTAATATTAATTCTGACAAATACGAAACATTATAATTAAGAGGATCTTCTTCCCATTCTCTTCTTGCCTCAGAATGGTCCCTTGTCTGAAATCCCAATTTTAGACAATACTTATGTATCGTACCTATCGCTATCTTATGTCCCTGCTCTACTAACAACTCTTTCAATTTGGGAAAAGATAATCTCTTCTCCAGATAATTAGTTCTAAAAAACTCTTCTGTTAATACATCATCATAATACGGTTTAGTCTTCATTCTTATACCTTTCGTAAAAATAGGTTTTAACTTTCACTCTCCTATTATACATATTATCGGTATAAATGTCAATATCCTTTATATATTTTTTAGAAATATCTCCACTTTTCATTTATTTATAGGTACGAAAAAAGGGGAGCCATTTCTGACTCCCCTCGAATTACTTTTCTAATTAACGTAAGTCGTTAATTAAGAAGCATTTGCATCAGTCATTGTTATACGAGAGATAGCATAGTCGTTAATAACTACAATACCAACTTCTTCGTATATAACCCAGCCAAGGCGTAATTTCTTTGGATCATCTGCTGGAAGCACTGTAATATCCTGACGGATAGGAAATGCGCCAACTGTTTCAGGACTAGCAACTACAAGCACTGTATTGCTATCCATCCTACTAGAAACGTGAATATCAGCAGTCCACAAATGACCATAAAGACCAGTTGTGATGATCTCACGTTGAGTTGCTTCATCATAGAAGTCCTTCCCGAACGTTCTGATTGACGCATACTGGAAAGCATGAGTAACAATCTTAGCCGCTACCAAATCATGTTGTTCGATCTGTTTGAAGGCCTCATTAAGAGCAGGAATTGTCAAAGTTCCATAGTTAGTAATTGTTTGAGCTGCTAGACAAGCAGTCAATAGAGCATTGAAGATATTACTATCTTCCTCTTTTTGGATTGCTTCTTTCGCCTTGATCTGAGCACGGTCTACGATGTAGAACCTACGTGCCTTAATCTCAGAAAGACGAACTGTTGGGTTTGCTGCGATCTCAAATGTAGGAACGAGAACTTCTTCACCTTCCTGAATTTGATCAGGCACAGCACCTCTACGTGATACGACCCAAGCGATTGCAGCAACGTCACGTTCGTAACGTGCCAAAGCGCCTTGTGGTAGCTCATCGACCATAAGAAGTTTTCTTCCTACGGCTTGATACTCAAGGGCCCTTCTGATAGGTTCTACCATAGCCTGAGCCAGGGCAGTTCTACCTTCATCAGTTTCCAGAGCTTGAGCAATTACCATTTCTTTATCTTGGTCTGTTAAACCATTTTTATCAAAAGCCATTTTTATTCTCCTTTGTTTCTATTTTTAGGTATTAATCAAAATCCTAAAATATAGTTTAAAATTAACACTGTTTCTTACTTACTTATTAGATTCTAAGAACAACTGGGAAGTAATCTCCCAATGACATACTTCCATTAGTAGTAGCAGTTCCAGGAACGCCACTATCATATGCTTGACTTGCACCAACACCAACCGCAACTTCTTGACCAGCAGTAGCACCAGTATTCCATTCCCCAATAGTCGTTCCGCTTCTTTGCATAATAGTACCAACTGCAGCAGTAGCTGCATCGTCTAGCAAATCATCGCTAATCCAGAATTTTCCACCACCATTATAGACAGTGATTTTCTGAGAAGCAGTTGTTTCGTCATAGAAATCAGAAACTCTATTCTCTGTCCAACGGGCCCCAGCGGTTCCGATCGCAGGTGACGCACCAAGGGTAACCGACGCAGAATAAGCTGTTGTCGATCCTTCTGCAGCGAGTGCTGAATCTCCAGCAACTCCAATTAAAGTGCCAACGGCCTGGGCAAGTGGACAAGGCACAGCCAAAGCTGCCGCATTTAAAGCAATCAACATACCTGCTGTAATGGCAGTATCGCCAACTCTATACATATCTGCATTTACATGATATTCAACTATAAGAGCCATAATACTCTCTCCTTTTCTTTAAAAATTACCTTTTACTTATTGTAAGTTTTTCTCAATTGAGCTAAGTCATAATTATCAGCATCTTGATTTTGCTTACCGAGGGTGAACATATCTGATAACTTTTTACTTAGATCATCTTGAGCATTTCTTACGCTGCTTGCCTCATTAATTTGTACGGTTTGAGACATACCGTCAGAAACAGTGTCTAGTCCTTTTTTAGCAAATATGGCTTTCTCGATATCTTTAATTTGCTCAGGCTTATAGGCTCTCAACTCATTAATTTTAGTTGGGAGATCAGTAGCTTCAATTTGTTCTGCTTGAAGCATTCTTCCAGCCACCCTAATAGCCTCGGACTCCGAATCGCTTTCAGCGATTACTGTACCTTTATCTTTTGTAGTTTTCTCACTATCTAATTCTTCCTGACCCATTTGAGCATCTCCTGTATTCACATCAGGATGATCTTTTGGAGAGTCAGGTTTTGAACCTAACGTTTCGCTTTCATGACCAATCATTCCGCTTTCGCTTTTAACCTCTGATTCATTTATTTTTTCGGCATCGAATTTTTCTTCTTGACCAATTGTTCCGCCATCAGAGACAGGTTGAATATCAGGATCATCAGCTACAGGCTCTTTTGGAGCAAGTTTCTTAGCAATTCTATCTGCAAGGCTTGAAATTCCATCTTTTGCATTTCCAAAGCCCTTCATATGCATTAGATCTTCATCTATAGAAGCTAATTCTGTTTTTCCTTGACCCTTATCGCCACCTGTATAACTATTATCTCCACCGCTCAATCCTGCCTCATCTTCATGACCCATAGTAGCATTCTCTGATGGAATAACAGGTTGAGGTTTATCTTGTGGATTTAGTTCTGTAGGTTCTTGTCCCATTGTGGCATTATCTCTTGGAACTGATGGTTTTCCTGCTGAAGGGATAGTTTCATTCTCATGCCCCATTTCGCTTCCACCTTCGCCTGCTGTATAGGTTCCGATTTCTGCTGTATCTTGAGCTTTTTGTTGAGCAATTTCTTTTTCCCCTGCATTTTTATTCATAGCTGCAATAACGCCTGACAGATCCATCTGTGTCTTGCCTACTTTACCGACATTCTTTTCCATTACATAAGCTTCCTTAGTTTCTGTTTCGGTCTCTGCTATCATTGGATTATTAATGGGCTCTCCATTGACAGTAACATTAACTTTCGAACCTTGCTCTGGAATTCCTCTATTTTTTTCTACAATATCTGATCCATTATTTTGTTCTGCCTCAAAACCTACTTCCATAGGTTTCATTTCCCCGCCTGTTTCAGGAGCCGCTTCTCCGCCCATTCCTGGCTCTTCAGCAGGTTTCATTGCCATATCTTTAGTTTCATCTAGTTCTCCTGGACCAATTTCTTCTACAGGAGCATCGATATCATCAAGAGGAGATTCTTCAATAGGAGCTTCATCACCTATAATTTCTCCTTCTCCCATTTCTTCTTCTATTCCCTCTTGACCTTCTCCTTCTGCCACTTCGATAGCTTGTTCTAGTTGCTCAACTATATCGATAGGTAGTTCAAGAGTAACTGTTGCTCCATGCTCTTCTTCCATTTCTCCTCCTTCAAACGGATCAACTTCTTCAACTACAGGAACATCAGGATCCATATCAGGAGTATCATCAAATGTATCCTCTCCTGCTAACTCATCTGTTAAAAAGTCTTCTCCCTCTGCGACTGCTATTTTAAGAGCAGAACAAACTTCTGCTGCTTGTCTAATTGTATATCCTGAACGAACTTGATGAGTAATGCATTCTTCATCTCCATCGCAGTCCGACCAGTTATCTGCTAATTTAATTGCAATCTTCGATGTATAAACGTCTGCTTTTTTCAATCTATTACATACTGATTCAGCCAAAGGTTTGCCTTCGTCTGGGCCACTTAGACATACAGCATTTGTTCCAAACCTTCTTGCCAACTTCTCTATGCAAGATTCAATTGGGAACTTATCTCCATATCCGCCATATGCCAACTTATAATCCTCAAGCACTGAACCTTCTTTACTTGCTGTTTTAATAGTTTTCAACGATCCTGCTTTTTTCAGACCAATAATAGTTTCAACTTGATCTTTCAATTCTAGTTGATCAAAATCTGCTTCTGTCATTTTTATAGTTGAAAGAGCCTTCACAAATCTTTGTTTTGCTCTATCGCAAGATGGGCAAAGTGCGCTCGCCGTTCTAGGCTGCCACTCCCATTGACCATATACTTGTTTAGCGTCTTTAGAAACCATATAAGAAACTTTATATTTCGTACCTGTATCCAAACAAACATGTTCTCCATTTTCCAATTCTACGGTATTAGCTTTTCCTGTTGCTGGGCTAATAGAACCAATTTTAATATCTGCTTCTGCTGCCTTTTTAACAGCATCTGGAAGCAACCTTATAGTAGTTGCAAATTTTCTAACTTTAAAATTATCAACTGAAGCTGCTGCTGGAATTTCTCCCATTTCAGTTTCCATTGCACCTGGCCCCGCTCCGATTTCCTCTTCAGTTGGCATTTCAAATCCTTCTCCTTCAAATCCTTCTTCCACCTCTTCTTCTTCTCCACCCTCTGAAGGAGTTACACCTTGCCACTTAGTCACATTCACTTCTACTTTATATGTCATCTCCGAAGAACAATTCCCACATTTTCCTTTACCATCAAGAACATCAACATCATCACTACCGCAAACAGGGCAAATAGACCCTGGTGGCAATGGTTCAAGATTATCTGTCAACTCTCCCTCTTCCTCTCCAAATGCTCCTGGTTCATCTGTAAATGTCTCCATTGGAGGAGCACCTACGCCAGGAGTTCCTGGCAATGTTGCTCCAGCACCAGGGGCTTGAGCTGCTCCAGCTTGGCCTCCCATTTCCCCGCCCATCATTTGAGCAGTTTTCTTGATTTCAGTTTTAGCCTCAGCCATTGTGCATTCATCTGTCTCTTCTGCTGGGCATTCCTCAGCAGGGCATTCTTCCCCATTAATATCAGCATCTATCTCTTCTATAGGTCCTTCTATAATATCTCCGATATCATCTGGAATTATTTCTTCCTCAGCACCATCTTGAATATCTATAATTAATTCTCCATTATTCCCTACTTCCACCTTAATAACTGCCGCTGCAACGGAGTCATCATCTATCATTTCTTGTGCAAATTTCTTTACACCATCAACAAAAGCAACCTTATCCGTAATAGGAACTCCAATATCTTCCATTGTGGCTCTGATTTGATATTTACCATCTTCTGGTTTATCTAATTCTTTCATAGCCGACTCAAGAGCATCTGCCTTAGTAATAATCTTTGTATCTGCTATCTTATTCATTCTACTTTGCACTTTAGCTTCAACTTTTTCCATTTGTGATTTATTGTTAACTATAAGGCCAACAGTATCAAAAACGTCCTCTGCCTTCATCCCGAACTGAGCATTAGAAGCTGCTGCCAGAATCAAAGCATCGATTGTAGAAAGTTTATTTTGAGAAGCTATTTTAGCAAAATATGAAGCATTAGAAGCAATAAGATCTACATTCTCTTTTTTATGAGGAAGAGAATTAAGAACAGCCAAAAAAGCTACCTTTGATTTCATTTCCGTATCATCATTAATAACAGAAGCAACTTTCATAATCTCTTCTGGAGACTTACGATAAGTAGAAATTAAATCAGTAAGAATATTAATAGCAGTTTTTACAAGAGAAACAGAATAATCTTTATTAGCCCATCTCTTCAAACCATCAGTCATTGAAATATTTTTCAATTGATCTTCTGTGATAGTTTCGTAATTACCCACAAACTTATGACTACTCAATAGATCTCGTATTTGAGCTTGAGTAATTGATTCTGTATAATCTTCTGGAAGATTACCAGCAATATCTCTACTAAAATCATTCCATTGCTTCTCAGTAATAACATCAGGAACATCCTCAAAATGGATTACAGCATCGCCTAAAGCACTTTGAGTCTTCAATTGATCCTCTGTAATAGTTTCATATGTTCCAGTTCTCACTTGAGGACTATCAGAAGTTGTATCATTACTTTGCTCAGAACCACCTATTTGTTCTTTACTTTCAGTAATACCCTCATAAACTTCTCCCTCTCTTGAGTCATCTTTTGTAAGCTGCTTTTCAGTAATCACTTCTTGATTTTCTGCTCCAGCGGCGACTTTTGTAGTTGTATTTTCGGTAGCCATGTTTGCTCCTATACTTAATTTAGAATTAATATTTTCATTTAAATTATGTAGATTCTCTTCCAAAGAGATTACCTTATTAATTAGATTTTGACTTAATGCCGAAAAATCCTCTATTTTTCTTGAAGAATTTTTAGGCATAGTCACATTCCCAAGCCCTCCCATATCAGAAGTTTGACTTCCAGCAGGTTGTGAAGCTTGCTGAGCTGCCATTTGTTCTGGAGGCAGAGGAGAAGGGAATTGATCAGTCACTATTGGTGCATCTCCATCTGCAGCCGTCACTGGTGGAGAAGGCAATGCTCCATATCCCATTTCTGTCAATTCATCAAAAATACCTTGAAGATCAGACATCGCCTTTACGAGGTCGCTGACATACTCCATGGATATATTTTCTTTTTGCTTTAACATACTTTTAACAACAGCTTCCATCTCTGTCATGCTGTTTTTAAGAGATTCGAGTTCTTTCACTCCTCCCATTTTTTTAACAACTTCGCTATCTTCTTCTTGCAAATGTGCCTCTTTTATAAGTTTTCCAATAGTTTCATTAAAAGATGCTACCTTACTTTCTAGAGCAGGAGCATGAAGAACACATTTTACTCCGCAATCGTGACAAGCAGGATTAACCACAAAACTATTTTCAATAAATTTTAAGCCATAATTATGTTCAAAAATAGATTGTTCTGAGTGTTTAAGAGTTTTAATATCATCTTTAATGCTACCACAAACAGGACATTTATCTTTTTTATCTGTGGGGCTATTATGATAAGAACATTTTAGATCCCCCGTATATTTCCTATTCTTTCTATTGGCAACATGAGAACAATAGTCTTCAGAAGTATTGGCATTATTATGACAAATAGAACAAACAGAATTCTCTACTGAGCATCCCATAGAAGTTCCTGTGATATATCCTTCCTCTATGCCTCTAGCAAGACGAGGATAAGCAATTTTATCTATTCTTCCAATAATATAAATGCCTCCTTCTTTTTGATCGTACCAAGAATGAACACATTCTCCTCTAGCTTTTTCTACATCATCATTTTGATGATTAGTAAAGAGAGGAACACCTACAAAACTAGAAGTTGCTGTTTTAAGTTCTTTTTCATCAAAAGCATCTCCATTATCATTCGGCTCATCTTTTTTGATTGCAAAAACTTTAATATAAAGATGATCTGGATGTTCTTTTGTCGCTTCTTTAAGGTTAAATCCTCCCAAATCCTCCCCTTCTACTGTAGTAGAGGCGGTTTTTATTTGATTAGGAAGATCGTAAATATCCCAACCATTCCCTGTAGGATTATTAAGCGCTGTAACTTTACATTTATGTGAAAAAGTTGCTTTTTTATACATTGCCATTTTTATAATTTCCTATTTAATAATATGTAAGTATTTCTTCTAATCTAGTATTAACTGAATTTATAAATTCATCATTATCTTTTGTAGTGATTATCTTTTCAAAAGCATCTGCCTTACTAATCTTTTGATCTCTCATTAAATCAAAAATCATCATAGCACTACTATTAACTTTTTGTGGAACTGGATTATTATCTTTATCAAAACATATAGTTGACAACTTCTTTTGTTCCATATTTTCATAATTTGATGTTTTTAGTATTTTCATTTTTTCCTATGATAGATATGCCAATATCTCAAAATTATCTGGTTCTCTTTCGTACCAAGTATAAGCCACTGCACTATTATCTATATCTTCTCCTGGAGTAAATGGATCTTGAGGATTAGCTCCTTTTCTCTGTATGCCTAAACTTCTTCTGCCATTACTTCCCATAAATGAATTCTTAGATACCACTTCTCCAATGACCAATCCGTATCCATCTAAAACTTCCCATATAACAGAAACCCCACTATCTGATTCTGGAAATCTTCCATTACCATCTAATCCTCTAGCAGATAAATCAGCATTAATTTTTTGGCGTAAATTATTATCTATTCTTTCTGCCATTTTATAATTTGATGTTTTTATAATTTTCATTATAATTTTTCTCCACAGGATGGACAATATTTCATTCGAGAAGTGAGGCAAGTCCCACAAGAAGAGCAACAAATTCTAGCAGCTTCTTTTTCCTGCTCTTCCATCTGCTCTTTCCTTACTCCAAACGTATATTTTTTATTATCTTTTTGACCACATTTAAGCATCATCATAATCTCCTTGATCTAATATTTTTTATTCTATATAAGTTAAAAAAATCCTTTATTTTTATACTAATGGCTCTTTTGCCTGCTGAATTGTTTGTGCTGTTTTGATAATTTTCACATCTCCTCCTTTTACGTGTCTTGGAATATTCATAGGCGCTAATTGTTCCACCGTATAATTAGGAGCGCCTTTAGGAAATGGAATCCCCCATTTATCAGAAGCATGACTAAGAGCAGCTACTGAGCTAGTAAAATACTCCCCACTTGGAGCATATACTTTTGCCTTAGGATCATCAGGTAATTTTTTAATCCCCGAAAAGAATCTTTTCTTACCTTCTTTTGTTAAAGAAGGACCCATAATTACAAAATAATCAGAATTTGTAGTATAATCATGACCTTCCCATCTTATGTAGGAGAGTTGTCCAAGCTCTTTATCAAATCTCTTTTTTAATTTCTGAGATCTTTCATGATATCTTGGTTCCCACTTTATCCCTCTATCTTTTATTCTTTTTCTGCCCGAAAATTTAAGTAGTGTCTCCATTCTCCAAATTCCCTATGTATAAAATTTGTCCGTGTGGGATAGATGCTCTACTACAACCTATCTTTCCCTTGGAAAGACAATATTCGTACAAAGGGTTCAACCAGTCTTCTACTGAAGCTGTTTTAATTAAAGCTTCATCTTCGGCTTTCTTTTTACTTTTACTTGCATCTGCTACGTGTTTAGCAATAGTATCTCTTACTGCATCAATATTTTCATTTACTGAATCTTCATTAAATCTAAGCACTCTCCATCCAACATTTGCTAATTTTTGATCTCTATTGAGATCTCTTTGTTGAAAATCTTCTCTCTCATGCCATATTGCTCCATCAACCTCTATACCAACTCCGATTTTAGGATAAGCAAAATCAATAGCATAAGGTCTTGCTTCTCCTGGTACCTTCACTTGATATTGAGCAAATAGATCATGATTAGTATCCATGGCAGAAAGAGTTCTAAACATTTTTTGTTCTAGCTTTGTAAGCTTAATCATTTTTGGAGGTGGAGCCTGTTGTTCTTCTTGCTGTTTCTGAGAGCCTCTTTTACCTATTACAGGTAAAGCTCCACTAGCTGCTGCCCCCATAGGAGGTCCCCCCCCTGCACCTCCTGCTGGGGCTCCGCCCATATCTCCACCCATTCCTCCTTGGAGACTAGGCATCATTTCTCCTCCCGCTTCTGGCGGCATTCCCCCTCCCATATCGCCACCCATTGGGGCTCCTCCCATCCCCATCGTTCCTAGATTTCCTGCTTGGTCAGCCCCTCCCACCATACCAGTAGCAGAAGCCATCACCTGCTCTTCTCTTATTTTCTCTACTTCGGAATCATAATCAAGATCCATTTCTTCCAAAACTGTTTGGGCTGAAACCATCCCCTTATCATACATTTGCATTAATGTTTGTATCCTATTTGTCTTATCTCTTAATTGTAAATCATTCCATGTAAGTTTAGGATATAAGTAAACTGTTTCTCCTACCTCTTTAGACTCTTCTTCGTCTATAAATCCTTGCATCATGGCAACAGGTTTGAATAGATTTGTTTCTACCCACGCTTGTAACTTGTTTCTCCAATTATCTAATCTCCTAATAAGAACTTCAATACCAACCTGAGCAGAGGTGTTGCCCTGAATAGTGACTATTCCATTCCTCATAGTCACAAATAATTCATGAGGAACTGAAAAACAATATATTTTTCCACTATAAGGAACTCTTGTTATTTCTTTTCCTGCATATTTTTTAGACTTAGAGCAAAGAGTTGGATTCCTACCTTTAAAACCCTTAGAAATATAAACAACATATTGTTGATGATTAGTTTTATATTGATGTCCCGTCTTATTGAAATATTTTTTACTATTTTTCTTTTTATTATGCTCTCTAATCTTTACCACATATCCACATTTAAATGCTATTTCTGCAAAATCTTCTGCCAATTGTTTACTAGAAGTATAATAAGATTCTCCTTTAACTTTTCTATTTTCACCAATATGATTATGAATACAACCATCTCCATTGATCATAGCTTCTATAATAATTTCCAAACATTCAGAAGTTAAATTTTTAACAAAAGGAGAAAGCTTTTTATTAATTGCCCCTGAGCCAAAATTATCATTTAAATAAAAAGCCAAATCTTTATTCAAAATATCCATATAATCATTTCTATTTCTAATACTCTCTTCATCGAAAGAAGAATAAAATAAATTTTCTATGTCCTCTCTTGCTTTTCCGTTCCTGTTTTGACCGATCCTAACGGAAGTATAAGTTTTTTCTCCGCTATATTTATGCCAGCTTAACCATCCCTCAGAGACATAATATCCTACTAATTTACAAAAATCATAGATAGAATATTCTTCTTCTCCTATCTGGACAGTTTTTTGATATTCTCCTACAAATCCATCCGCCGCTCCTATAAACTTGGCTCTTGGTCTAATATCTTCTGCTCTTGTAAATTTATACTCATTAGAATCTCTCTTAGCACTCCACATTCTATGATTAGGAGTTACTAAAATGTCTATCTTATCAGTATTAAAATGGACCATCTCTCCTTCATAATCATAAACTACTTTCTCATAAGGAAGATGATATTCTATTTCTCTTGTTTCTGGATTATAGCAAGCGATCTTGTCTTTCTTAGGGTCTATCTCCCAATAATACTTGAAACCAGAGTCACAAAGTGTTGTAGTATCAGCACTTACGCAATATCCCGCCATTTCTCCATTAAGAATTGCCTGATTAAGCATAAGTCCATCCAAAATCTCTTTACCTACTTGCTCAATTTCAGCCGTTATATTATGTATCTTACCCGTTGCTCCATACCACTCATAATCAAAAGAGTGATGAGTAACAATAGTCATATTAGGATCATTAGCAACTGCTGACAACTGATTTTGAACATCTTGCAAATCACTACTTGTTGCTGGTCTGTCCTTATCTCCTACTTTAACAACTCTAACAGGAAGAATTAACCTCTCAGCCACTATCCAGTTAGCTGTCATAATCTTTGTTTTATATGCCAATACTGTGAATAGTCTTTGGAGCATAGATGTGCCATAAGTCCCATAATCACTTGCATTATGTTTTAAATGACTAATACATCTATCAGATAGTCTCATTGGCTGACCAGATGAAACCGCTCTAATTAATCCTGCTGGCAAACTGTCGTATATGCTTTTAGGTTCTTTTCTAGCGACAACAAGTTTTAATTCTTCATCAGGAACCAAATAAAATTCAGGATTACTTGCAAGAGGATTATCTCTAACATCGATATAATCAGGATTCATTAATTTTATACTTTTAAACGTTCCATCAGCATGGTTACACATTTGTCCATCAAGCTTCCTGCCCTTACCTTTACAATGAGGACATTCTATTTCCGCAAATGGAAAAACATCTCCCAAAAGGAAATATTCGTGACTAATAGCATTTAATTTCTCTGCAAGATCTATTTTTTCTACTAATCTTTCATAAAACTTTAAAATCTTTTTAGACTTACATTCTAATTTAAAACCATTCATAGAGAAATTCGAATAAAAATCTACTCCCGCTGCCACCTTTGGCTCGTTCATATAGTAGAATCTAGACCATTGCATAATCTCCCTACGTCTACTAGCAATTTGCCAGTTTTGAGGAGTATGCAATGGGCTAAAGAACATAGGTTGTGTCATTGCGACATTAGCACCAGAGCCTGCAAATTGTGCATTTTTAGTAATTGGTAAATTAACTACCTGAGATTGAGGGTATCCATTTTTCTGCATAGAAGAACTTGGTGGAGCAGGTGATGGATACGCTCCTGATGCTGCTGCCATTCTTTGTTTATTTTGTGGCGAATTATCTGGTAAAATGAATTTTGCCATTTCTTATCCTTTATTTCTTAGCCGTCTATTGCTAAATCCGTACATGATCTCATAATTTCCTCTTTTCTTTCATCGACATTTATAACATTTTTTCTTTTAGGGTCTATTCTAGGGTCTGCACACATGCTAAATTCTTCCGAAAAATACTCATCTTTCACAGTCTCTTTATCATGTTCAGCATGATCTTCATCTTTCTTTCTTCTCGCTACTTTTGAAGCAGCAATAGGAGCAGACTGATTTATAAAATCAAGTTTTGGACCATAATCTTTATACCTCTCTCCTTTTTGAGGAACTTTACGAGGATGAGGCTTACCTTGATGAGGAGTTATAACCTGTTTACAATTAGGACATTGCTGTTCATTTTGGTTTACAGAAGAATTGCAATACGGACATGTAGAAATTGCCTGAGTAGGATCTTTCTCCCCAGGCAATTTTAATGGTTTTAATTCTTTGATGTCTTTTAAAGGCTTAAGGTCTGCTAATTTTTTTTTTTACTTGCTTCTTTCCAATTAAAAGGTTTTGAAGTGTCGTTAGCCCCTGCTATATCTCCTTTAGATCTAGCACTTTGCAGCCTAGCCTCAGCAATACCATGTTCAGGAACTACGGGCCTTCTTGTTTGACCTGGCTTTAGTTGCAAATTGCTTGTTTCTGGAATATTCCTGTCAATTTCAAAACGCTTATTAAGATATCCTCCAACCCAATTCCCATCTTTATCTTTATAGGGTCTTGAGTATTTGTCCATGATGTTCTCACGCCAAATTGTCTCGTAGTCAATATTCCAGATATCATCAACGACAAGACCAAACCCTTTATTTCTCTCAACTATATGCCAATCAGAAACTGGCTGATGTAAGAAAGGGTCTATTCTCGATTGTCCTGGTCCCCATAAAATAGCATTGTCTAAAGATTTATGCTGTGCTGTTTTTGTGATATTGTAGGCAATTTTTTTGTTCTCCCCCACAACGTCTTGAGCTACCTTCTGAATAGTTTCAGAAACAACCTGAACCGATGCCCCTAGTTCTTTATAAGGAGCTTCAACTGCAACTGGCTCTTCATTACCATAAATAAGATTATAAATAACAGAAGCATCTGCCAAGCGTTGCTCTTCTCCTTTGGTATCAAAATCATCAAAATAGCTTTTTAAAGCTGCCTGAGCAGAATCTGGTTCTTGTGGATTTTCACCTTGTATTTCATTCCATGCAATCTGAAAAGAGTTTCCAGTAGCAGCCATATTTATTAAAGCATCATTCAACTCAGCATGAGTTTTATATTTCTGAGGAGTTCCCATATCTTCTTGCTGCAAGTATTGCTCCTCTCCTAGCTCGGCAGTATCATTAAAGCTATCATGGCCAAAAGGAGCAGGTATTTGAGCTTTTTTAAGGTTAAAAGGTTTAGTCATTTTATTTTTTCCTTTAGCGGTAGGAGTCAATACAACAGGAGCACCTTGCTCTTGAGGAGGGGCTACCATATTATTTTGCATAGTTTCTTGTTGCTCCATCACTTCCATTTGTTGCCTTATCATATCTTGCAATTGTTCAAAACTTTGCACACCATATTGTGACAAACTATCCATATTGGCAATACTAGCTAAAGCATCTTCTGTTGGCAGAGCATTAGATGCATTTAATTGTGTAATAAGCATCTGAAGATAAGAATCCAAAGAGCTTTGGTCATTAATATTTAGCTGTGCTTTTTTATTTTTCAAATTAAAAGACACTTATTGCTCCGATCCCATAAAAAATCCATCAAACATATTTTTTGTTACTTCTTTAGAAGTTAGAGATTTTCCTCCGCCCCTCCAAGAATTATCTGTTTGATTTTTTCTACTTTTCACATCTTCAGATACCTTTTCTCCACCTGTTTTCTCTTGAATTCTCATAAAATCTGCATTATCAAATATACTCATATTATTTTCTGAAACTTTAAAGTTTGTTCCGCTTAAAGTCCCAGCAGGAGAAACTGATGAAGCTTTGTCTTGAATTGTAGATTTTAGAGTTTCTGCCATATCTTCCATTCTTTTTTGTTCTGCTCCTCTCTTATTAGAGGCAATATCAGCTTTTTCTTGAATAGTTTTAGTTTTACTATCCATTGCTTCAGGTATTTTAGCATTTCTACTAGGATCCCATATAGTATTAGAACTATCACTCTTTATATACTTTGCTGGACCACCTTCATCGGATATATCACCAGTTCTTGCTGATGAAATATGTCGTGAAGTCATTAGTCCATCGTCCTTGTTGGACAACTTTTTAGATTTTTGTTCTTCTGCCAATTGATTCAAAGTCTTTTCAGGAGTAGTCTCTGATTTTACAACTTTTTCAGAAGATTTTTCATTATCCAAAAATTTGATTTGATGTTGATCTGACATTCTTTGGATCATTATTTATCTCCAATCATTTTTTTTAAATTATTAACTATCTTATGTTTCTGCTCTTTTATCATCTCCGTCAGAGTAGATGCTGCTTTAACAGGTCTTTGTTGCTCAGTTTTGCTTTTATCTGGTTTTCCATAGACCTGATCAAGATTGTCATGCGAAATTTCCTCTTCTGGAGAAGCTAAATCAGCAGACGTAAATTTGATAGTCCATTTTCCATCAGAACGCTCAGCCCCATTGAAATTTAATCCAAATAACTGATTAACCTCATGAGAGATTTCTTTTAGTTCTTCATTCTCAATAGTATCTGTAAACCCCTTTTCATCCTGGTATTTTTTATCAGGTATTACAACTTGTATATCTTTAACTCCCTCAGGAGATATAGATTCTTTTACAAATTCTGCTTTAAAATCTTGCAGTCTTCTTCCAGGATACCCATAGCTTTGAAGTTTTTCATAAACATATGTAGTAAGAGTTTTTCTACCATTTTCTTTAGGAGCAAGGTCTTGTTCTTCTCCTGGCTGGATAGAAACATCATCATTCACGCCATTAGTAGCATTAACATCTTCTTCCATAGCGTCCTCCGTCTCAAATGGGCGAGAAATTCCCTCATCCTCAATAGGAGATTCATCGATAGATGATCCATCGAAACCTTCTGATAAAGGATTAGCGAAATTCTGAGCGACCATTACTCGGGTCTTACCTGTTGGCACAATATCCATATCACTAACTCCATAATTAAAGATTATCTATTACTTGTCAGCGATAAGGGCGTTTGCATATTCGTCCCCAAAAAGTTGTCTCCAGTATTCTTTCAAGAAACCTTTATTCTTATCATCAAGATTAGCAATCTTCACAAATTCTGTCTTCTGGGTAGCTTTCTTGTCTTCATCTTTTTTCTTTTTCTTATTAAATGGGCATTCTTCACTATCTTTGCCAGGACCAGTTCCATCAGGAACTCCTGGGCCCTTTATTTTACCAGCTTCTTTGGTTTCTCCTTCATCATCATCTTCCTCTTTGTTATTTCCATCAGCACCTTCAATTTTTGCTTTTAAAGCATCAGGCAATTTCTCTTGTGCAGGAGTTAATTCAGCTTCTTTAGTCTCTGCTGTCTTAACTTCTACTTCCCTTGAGGCTGTGCAAGGCTTGCAATCACATTTACCTTCACATTTGCATTCTCCACATGGGCTTTTGCATTTTTCACAAATGGCTTCTGCTACCTTAACTTCTTCTTCTGTCTCTCCGCCTTTTTCCTCTTTTGAAGGAACTTCTGGATCATTAGTAAACTTCTCTGAGCCTTCTGCTTTTGGTTGTCCAGAATCACAGCCTTCTTCGTCTGGGCTCTTAGTGGCTGCAGCGGACTTGTCATCTGACTCTTTCTTAGCATTAGGACCATTCTTAGGCATTGTTGTTGATTCACCTTCTTGGTGTAGAGGCTCAACATCTAACTGACCACTTGAATCTGCCTCATCTTGTTCGGCAGTTTTGACAGAAGCTGTTTTGATATGCTCGCTCTTATATTCAGCAACGAAATCTTCAAAACGCTTTGCTTTGCCTGTGCTAATTCTATTAGTAATAAGCTTCATAGTTTTATTCTCCTTAATAATTTATAAAATCTATGCATAGTATATATTTTGTATTATTTACAATAATTTATAAAAAACCTTTTTTTAATTTACTTTTTTTCCAAATTAGATAGAAACGCTGCCGCCTTATTTCCTCGTTGTTGCTGTTCTAAAAGATTTGTGATTCTATCATCTATCTTCTTTTTGACTGGTTTTAAATCAGCAAGACTATAACTATCTAAATTATCTAAGTTCAGAACATTAGGTTGAGCAGCTTGAGGAGTCCCTCCAAATGGAGCAGATGGTTGGGCTTGAGGCACTCCAGGAGCAACCTGACCTGCATTTTCCGCTCCTAGTCCTGGATCAAATGATTGAGCATCTGAAGATAAAATTCCCTGCAAACCCGAAACCAGGTCTCCTAAAGATCCCCTTAAAAATTCTATCCTGGCAGATGGATCAGGTAGCTGACGCTGCTGACCACTTTGATTGATAAACTTTTGTAATAAAGGCATTGCTCGAGTAGTATAATTTTTTACATCTTGATCTCCTTTGGAAGCATAGCCAAATAGGTCCTTAGTCAATTTAGAAACATCTGTAATAAAGCTAGTATATTCCCTGCCAATATCTCCATATGCAGACCTTGGTTGAGCAGGCTGTGGAGCAATTTGTTGCTGAACATTTTGTAATTCACCAACAGGTTGCTGAACATTTTGTAATTCAGCAGCAGCTTGTTGCTGTTCTGCTGCTTGAGCTGCTCCTTGCTCTGCTAAATCTGCCCTACCTTCATTCGTTTTTGCCTCTCCCCTCTCTCTTCTCTGTTGAGACACTTCACTTCTAGGATCACCAACAAGATCACGAGATCTTCTAAGAGACTTACTGGGAGCAGCCGCGACTGGAGGAGCCCCAAGAGGTGAAGCAGGTGCAGCAACTTTCATTTTTTTACCAGCTTCTATAATTATAGTAGAACTTTGTTCTAACTCTGCCTGTATATCTCCTGCTGCCGCAGCAGTTGGCATATTAAGCTTCATAAGAAATGAATTAGCCCTATTAATTACATCTTGTAACTTTTTAACTACATCTGATTTTCCACCAGTCCCTGTCCATTTATCCTTCATCCAATCCCTAGCTCTACTTAATGGATTCCATCTTGCCTTACCACCTTCAGGAACATTACCATAAAAATCTGCTTCTTTTTCTACGTCACTTGATACAAAAAAATCGGCGTCCTTTAACATCTCTGCTGAGATGCTCGCCAACTTATCCCCAATGTCCTGCATACCACTACTATGTAAAGTATCTGCTAGTTCCATTAATTGAGAAGAACCATCCAATACTTGATCTTTTTGTTTTTGAGATTCTTCTTCTATAGTGGCATAAACTGCTTCGGGAGTGGAACATCCTTCTTTAACCTTTTGAGACACCTTAGAAACAAACAATTTATTCCATTCTTTTTCTGTTGAAGCTGACCTTTGAACTCCAGGTCTGTCTAAATAACATTCGTGACAGCTTCCACTATTAGTAGCTAATTCTGCTTCGCTTGTCTCTGCCCCGCACTCCATGCATCTTTTATCTCTTTCTTTAGGATCATTGATATCCCATTCTGCCTTTTTTACAAAAGCATATTTTTCCCATCCGCTTTTATCATCATTAATAGCTTTGTTATATTCCTCCCAACATTCCGTCCAAACTTCTTGAGCAGGAGTTTTTGGTTGGGTAGTCCTTTTCTGCCTATAACAATTGTCCCAGCACCTTCGGTTTCTAATCCAATAACCCTGAGAACCTACATATTGTGCGGTCTTAAAATCATTGAAAATATCCTGTACATTCTTAACAATAGAAGCAGATTTGATTAGCCCTTTATTTTGAAGTGCCACTTGCATCTCTGTTAAATTATCACTTATATTATTTTCCATAGTATCTATCCTTTTATTGGATTTTGGCATAACTCTAATTCTTGGTTTAAAATGCTGAGGCTTTTTACTTCTCCTGTTCTTAGTAAAATTATAATCTGTAATATTATCAACTATAAATGCTCTAATATGTCTTACAGATCTATCATAAGTCACCAAAATCAAATTACCATTCCCAGCTTGATACATATGATGGGGTTCAACAATTCTATAAATGTTTACCCCTCCTCCTGGAATTTTAGGCAATTCTCTCTCTCTTAATAAATGCTGTTTGCCGCCTCTGCCTCTTTTTTCTCCTTTTGTCGTATAAAAAATCTTAACAACTCTATTATTCTCAATAGCCCAATCCATAGCGTCTTGAGCACTATCAAAATCAGGAACATCTTCTCCCTCAATCGCTATTTCTTCTTCTGGAATTACTTCTGGCTCTTCTATTATGGGCTCTTGCATCTGAGGTTCTTGTAAATTATCTACAAGAATTTCCTCTACTCCCTCATCATCTACTTCTACAACAGGAACTTCTCCTCTCTCCAGGGCATCATAATCTATTGTATCAACATCATTTACTTCATATTCATTTAGAGTATCAACTGTATCATCATCGATCCAGTCATATAGGTCTCCAAACTGTTGTGCAAATTTTGAGCTATTAATGATTAACATTATGTTATATTAAAGAAAAATAATAAAATTCCTTGATTTATTTTTCTCTAATAATTTTTTGCATAGGAATTAGATCATTAGTGGACATAGAAATATTCCCTAGATCCCCTATAGAAATAGGCTCAAAATCAATCTCCACTTCTTCTGCCAATAAATTAGTAAATTCTTCTTGAAATTTGTCCCTATGCTCTTCTGCTACTTGAAGATCTTTTACTTCCTCTGCTCCTTCCTCTTTTTTCTCAGCATATTTTTCTACCAACTTAATTCTTGTTTTTTCGAGAGTCTCCATTTCTCCTGAACAATCTCTCAAAAACTTCAAAAGACGATAAGAAATACTGATAGGTAATTCTTTATCCGTCAATTTCTGCATATTTCGTGTTATTCCAAAAATTTCACCTAAAGTAAACTGCATACTATTTGTCTCCTTAATCTAAAAACTTCACAAGAGTAGAGTAATCTTCATTAATGACTTCAATCTTGCTTCCAATATTAATATTATTTTTTTTGAAAAAATCATAATTAGCCTCAATAGCCATATTACAATCTTTTTCACTATCGACACATTTATCTGAACAAGGACTAATATTCGATATTTTAACTATTTCTTTTTCTGGCGAAATAAAAGCAATAGCCAAAGGAATATAAGTATTTACTCCCCAAAACTTCAAATTTTGAGGTCTTTGAAACTTAAAAAGCATACCATCGTCTTCCCCTAACTTCTTTCTAAACATCAAACCCTGCTGATGTTGAGAAGGAGTTTCAGCAATATCGACTTTTAAATAGTGTTTAATCATTAAATTTAAATCCTTGCCATTCTAAATCTTCACAAAATTCCTTTTTTTCATCATCTGGAACATCAAAAATCATTTCGTCATTAGTTGTCATTATTACAGAAATATTGTCATAATCGGATATAGTAAACCACTCTTCTACAACTTGTCTATTTGTATTTTTTGTCATATTAAAATGATTATTAACAATCAAATCTTCAACTTCTGGAAGCATTCTATAAGTGCTATTAATCCCTCTACGCTGTCTTTCTGCTTCCCCCATTTTGACTAAATATTCATCTTCTTTATATCTAAATGTTAATTTTCCACCTTGAAAAACTAACATTTCTTGTTTAATCGTATCATACCAATTTAATTTTTCATCTACTTTCTCTTTGCTTGGTTCTTCTTTAGTATCAAATAAAACTGTTATTTCTGACATTTATTCTTTCTCTTTAAACCTACCCCACCAAGAAGAGGCAACTTTTAACTGTTTAGCTGTCTTAACTCCCTTGGTATTATTTAATGCCTTACTATAATCGACATTAGACCCATCATCCTCAAATATAGATCTTTCATCTCCGAGGATCATGACGTTAATCACTTTTGAACCTTTTTCTGTAATTTCTATATTTTCCCCTATAACTTTGATCAAACCTGCATCACTCATTCTCCTAGTCTCTTCATGTCCTACTGTGATAGGTTTTTTAAATATCTTCTCTGCCTGCTTCTTTTCTCCTGATCTCCATATATTATATAAAGATCTAGCAGCAACAGGATCTACATAGTTAGGACTTTTTTGTATCTTATCTGCAAATTCTGGCATAATCTCCATTAAATTATCCCATATAGATGATTGATTTTGACCTTGCTTTTTCATTTCTCCTCCATATATTTTTTAACTATCTTCAGAACCTTCTCTGCCCATTCTCTATCCATATCTTTTTGTTCTTCTGTTAATTCTGAATAAGGTTTAAAACTATCCTCTTCCCACCTGTCAGATCTCTCTTTAGTTATATCTTCCGATTTTAAAATATCTTTTGCCCAACCCATCCATTGCTCATGTTCTAAATCTGACAACTCTTCGATTAGGTCTTTAGGTCCATCATTTTCTGCTTTTTTCTCTGATTTACCTAACAAAATAAGTTCATCTTCTGTTAAAAATCTTCCATATTTTTCTGTTTTTATTATTTTCATTTTATTAAGTTGGCTCGAGAAGCATTGGACTCCCAACCTCTCCTTCAAAATCATCATATAATGAAAAATAAAAAACTGGCTTATCTCCATCATAAACTATATAAGTATTTCCGTCATCAAATTCACTATTAAATTTAAAATTATATACCTTTCCATTATACCTAATAGTCCCATCATTCGGCTCATGCGGAAACTCACCACCTCTAGGATTTGATTGTATTATTTGAAATCCAGTAATTCTCTCTATATTTTCAAAAACATCTTTTATTTCTTCTTTAGGTTTATTTTGCGCCCACCATTTATCTATGGGTCCAATTTTTTTAAAAAAATCTTCCATATCCTTTTCTATATTATTTTCTGTCAGAAATCTTCCATATTTTTCTGTTTTTATTATTTTCATTTTATTAATTTTCTCCAACTTCCTCCCATTAAAACTTTTCCAGCATTTACAGTATGCCCGATTGAAACTGTCATACCTTCACTTTCAGCTTCTAACTGTTTTTTCTCAAGTTCTAATATTTCTCTAATTGCTTCTCTTACTTCTCTAATAGTCATTCCTAGACCATCTGCAAATGCCTTTTCATAACTTTTTTTCTTTTCTTTATCTGTTCTATCTATTATTTTTACTTCCATTTTATTTATAAACATCCTTATTGTTTAACCACTCCTCTGATGGTTGCCATTACTTAATATTTTTAGAATAGCGTATTGGCTTTAACTCTTTATATATTTTAGTAATTGAGCTTTCTCCTGTTCTGGCTCTCTCTTTCTGCTCTTCTGTCCCTCTCTTATAAACTTGAAGTATTCTACAAATACTTTTCTCTCCTATCCCTATCTTTTTAGATAATACTTTTTTAATATCTATTTTTTCCGACATTCCTCCATCAATTCTAATAAATTGATTTCCTCCGAATCTACTTAAATTATATTTTGCTTTATCTTGTAATCTCTTAACCCATTCTTTTCCTAATTCTTTTTCAACAATATTGTAATATATTATTTTTGGACTATTAATTATTTTTAAATATTCTTCTCTTTGCCTTTTTACTTTTTCTTGTTCTTCTTCATAATGCAGCTCTCTATGACAAATAGCACAAAGAACTGTGCATTTTTTTATTTCTTTTAATATCCTTTCTTTTGAATATCTTAAACCTACGGCTTTAGCTATGTGAAAATCTTTTCCTTCAGGATCTTTATGATGAAAATCCAAAGCTCCCACACATCGATTATATCCACATATTTCACATTTCAACGTCTTCTTATATTCATCAAACCATAATCTATTTTTTTCTCTTGTCTTCCTTCTATATTCTGCGTTTTTTACCTTATTAAGAGTATTCCATTTTGTGCCATATTCTTTTTTTCGCTTCTCTTTTTCTTCTTGTTCTTTTTTATACTTTTTTGTTAATACGTGTTTTGTTTTCAAATAATATTTTTTATTAGCTTCCTTTCTTCTTTCTCCTTCCCTCTTATCATTTCTTCTTTTTCTCTTAGCTGTATTTTTACAATCATTACTACAATACATTGTTCCTTTTCTACCGCAGAAATTCTTTTTACATATATTACAACTTAATTCTGTTACCATAATATTAACTCCTATTTAATTACATTTCTGAGTTAATATTCTATCAAATATATAAAAATCCTTTAATTATCTTACTTTTTGTTATATTTTTTTGTGTTTTCTCAAAAAAACACTTAATTTTAATGCTTTTTGTAAGACTTTTACCTACTTAACTGATATCTACTTGGGTATGGATCTTCAAAGTTACGGTCCATCCAATCAAACGGTTCATTACGTAATTCCCTCCAATAATGCCCTTCGCCGACTCGTCCATCCCCGTTATAATTCTCTAACCCTTTAGTATACCTTTTTTGCTTCTGTTTTCCTTTCTCTCTTGATCTTAACCCAAAACCAAAAGGAAATTTTCTTTCAAGCATTGGAAGATCTAGACGGGACCATGGTCCAGCAACACCTGCTGCCGTTGTAAGGTCATATTGAGAAACTCTCTTCTTACCCATAGACGCAAAAGACAATAAATTAGAAATATATAACAACCTACTAATATTCCTCGTAATCCAATCAATAGAAATTTTATAGTCAGGAATAGAATATATTTGATGTTTATTAAAAGTCTTGATATCTTGAGATAGAGCATAAGAGACGGCTGTATAATATTTAGATTTATCAGCACCTTCAAAGCACAAAAGATATTGAGAAAGATCTTTCAGAGAAAAAACAAATAAACTAACCATATTATCATCAACAATTTCAGAAGAAAAAGATTGATCTTGCAAAATATCAACCATTTCGTTCCATAGTGTTAACAATAATTTTTTTTGCTTATTTATGTGTTGATTTAGCAAACGAACAGTTTTTATTACTCCTTGAGTTTTAACATCTCCATCATCGTCACTCATTTGGCATGTCTTATTATCTATCAGTTCAATACCATAATAATGAAGTTCTTTTGCTAATAATTCCCATGTACCCATGAATACTAATCCATATCGGTTCTTTGTTTATACCTGTTTAGAGACTGCTCATCATCAACAAAATCAACATCTGGAGAATCTGCCAAGCTATCAATCAAATGTTTCAACGTATCGCTTGCCTTCTCTATGGGATTTCCTCTACTATCTAATTCTATAGCAGCATCCGCTTCAGTTTTGGGAAGTTTTTTATCTCCCACAGGTTCTAGTGTCTTTACTTTCTTACTTTTAGCCTTTGTTTCCTTTTTTTTAGTTTTTGTCTTTACTGATGTTTTCTTTTTAGAAGCTTTCTTTTTAGCATTTTTTTTATTTGTCTTTTTCTTTGCTGCTTTTTTAAGAACAACTTTCTTCTTTTGATCTTTTTCTTCTTTGTCAATAAACTCTATATCTCCTTCGTCCTCATCAGCATCGACTTCCACAAAACCTTCTGACTTAGGAACTTTTTGAGCTTCTTCCATTTCTTTTGACTGGAAATTCCATGCAACTGGAGTGACTTCTCTATCTTCTCCCGTTTCAGGAACAATATAAGGAATTTCTTCCTCTTCTTCTATAAGTTCTTCTTCAATCTCTTCTTTAACAACTTCTTTTTTCTTCTTTTTCTTAGTTTTCATTTGAGGCTTAACTTTTTTCTTTATAATATATGGTGCTTCATCCTCATCCGATATTATGGTAATTATCTCATCCTCTGCTGCTGTAATTATAGAAGCATTTTGAGCAGATTCTTTACTAATAACCACTGATCCAAGTGGTCTGAAAGTAATTCCCCCTAACACCAAAACCTGATTTGTGTTATTCATAATAATTACATCTTTATCTTTTTGAAGATTACTAAGATCACAATCTTCATCTACTGGAGCTAATATACCCCTTCTAACAGCATCTTTGATATCATCTGCTCTTAAATCATCTTCACTAATAGATAAAGTCATCTTTGCCCAAATAGCTTTTTTCAACGTAGGCAGCACACAACTGCCCTTAAATTTTTCAGATACTTTAAAAATCATCAATTTCTCCTTATTCTAAAATACAAAATACATATATATTTTATCGGTTTTCTAAAAAAAAATAGCCACTACACGTATATGATAGTGGCTATTAAAAGAATATATTGGAAGTAATTATAGTCTCAAATTTTTAATTAATGTGTCTTTTTTAATTCTTTTGAAAACATTTCCTTTATTTCTTTGCATATTATGAGGCCCAGGTGGGCCATTGTCCAGCCTAACTGACTCATTTTGCATACCTATCGGTAATTTATCATCATCTGTATTAAACTCATCTTGAGCCACAAATCTATCTCCTAGTCCTTCATGAGAATCTCCTCCATCATCCATTAAAACCGCTTCTCCTGGAATTTTTCCATGAATTTTCTCATAATCAGAAGTATCTTCATTGTCCATATCTTGACTTATCCCTTTAGGATACCCTGGCCTTTTATTACCTCCAAATTCAGGTTTAGCGTTAACTAGACCCCGAGGATCTTTTTGATGATTCGAAGAAGGAGGGCGATACCCATCACTATATTCATCCATTAAAGGAATACCTCGATTATAAGATGTTTTATACCAATTGCTCATATTATCTTTTCAAAGGATCATATTGAATATCAAATCTAATATCAGCATCAATTGCAGTGTGCAGAGAAGCATCTCCTTCTACCTTATTCAAAACTGTTCTTAAGACCTCTATTGCTACTTCTTTTTCTCTTTCCTGGTCCAAATCTTCTGGAACCCACACATCGGCCCCAACGGAAAAAGTCCACCTTGATTTAGATTGTTGTTGAGATACTTTCTTATTAAACCAATTAGCCATTGTCTATCTCCCCTTCTGGATAGTTAGTTTTTGCCTCTTCACAACTTTTAAACTCATCTATTTTAGTTCCATCTTGTTCATATACTCCTGATTTCCCCTTTTCTTTTTTGATAACAGGATCTCCAGAGTATTCTAAAGACCTTCTCACTGGCTGAACCATTTGAGCAATCAATCTAGTTTTACCAGCATTGATATCTATTATTTGTTGTTTTTCTTCTTCGTTAAGATTTCTATTTTCTTTTGCGGCTATAGCATAGATATGGAACAGCATAGCATCAGCATCTTTAACAGACGCCATCACCAACTTATCAACATTATCTCCTTTAAATCTATCAGGATTATTTTGAATTTGACTAGTAGAATCAGAAATATTATCTTTAACCTTGGTGGGCTGCCCTTCTCCCTCTAATTGAACTCCCACGTATTTGTCCCAAAAAGTTGTATCTTTTTTATCTTCCGCAGCCTTAAATTCTTCCGTTTTTTTAGCAACATGTTTTTGTGTTTCAACATTTATGTCAGTTACTTGTTTTTTATCTTTAGAATCAAAATCTACTTCTTTTTTGTCCATATGTGCCTCAGTAATAGAGGGTTCTTTTTCAGCATTCTTTCTCGCAGCATCGAGCTGAGCATTAAAAGGAATCGTATTATCCTTATCCTTCGTAGGCAAACTAAGATTAATATTTTTTCCTACAACCTGTTGTTGATCATTAGATAAATTCATTTTTTCTCTATTTTCTTGAACTCCTTTATCGCTAATGATATAATCTCCTGAGCCAGCCTGTTTTGTCAAATCTATTTTTTTCATTATTGAAATCCTCTTAAATATTTATAGATATTCTTACATTATGCCAAAAATAAATAAATCCTTTTTTTATCCTGGTGGTCCACCACGATATCTTTGTAAATTACCATATAATCTAGACCTATTTTCCAAACTATTAGCCACCTGTTTCCCGCCCCCTACTCCATATATTCCACCCTGCATATTCCTCCATACTATTTGATTCCCTCCAGGATTACCCAAATCTACTACTCTAGATTGTGGCAATCTGCTTACTTGTCTTTCAACCGCTATATAGCATGCTCCTGCTATACAGTCAACCACATCATCACTTTTTACTCCATCTCCCTCTTGCTTTGGAAGAACTTTAAAACCTGTTGGAGTAAATTTTCTCTGAAGCTCGATCATTTCATTATACAAAAGATTATCATATGGAATAGACAACCTTCCTGTATTAATAAGATTTTCTAACTCTTTATAAATAGCAAACTTATATGTCGGTAAAAACTTTGTTTCTTTATTCGGTATTCCTGCTTTTCTCATTTTTAAAATACTTTCCTGAGAAGTAAAAGCGTCATAAGTGATTAAACCTATATGGAATCTTCTCTTCAAATTAATAACATAATGCATTACTTCATTAGGGTTGATAGCCCCATTTATAGGTTGCCAATATTTAATATGATCAACTATAACTTTAAAATCTGCTTTTCTAGTTTGTTGATTTAAAAAATATTCTTTATGCACTACTGCTAAAGCATAATTATGACTAGAAGTAGCAGGGTCCAAATGAACAAAATAAACTTTTCCAGGAGACCCAATAGAAACATTTTTTAAATTATTTCCTACAAAACAGGATTTAACTTGGTCTTCCGTGAAGAAACTTTCCAAACCTGTTCCGCTAAACTCTGCCCCAAACTCCATATTAAATTCTGTTTCTGACATAGTATTATTATCAGATCTTAAAGATTCTCTTGTGTGATATGGACTAACATCCCATGTTGCCAATCTCATAGAAAGTCTTGTAGGGAGATTCTTAGCATTATTAAAAAGCTCATAAAATTTTCCCTCCTTAGCTCTTGGAGATGATATACTAATTATTTTACCATCATATATTCTTTGCTGTATAACTTTTTGACCATGTTCATTCTCTACAAACTCTCCATTCTCATCTCGAGCATAGATTTTTCTCACATAAGTTTGAACTGTTGGAGTCAAAGCGGCATAAATACGATCACCAGATGAAGAGCCTCCCGTTTGCTTATAGGAAGCAACCTCATCAAGAATAAGAACTATACAACCCATGCCAAGCAATGAGTCAGAATTACTGTGACCCACAATAATACCTATAGACCCTTTACGTTGAGGCAATCCTTTCTCTTTAAATTCTTTATTATTAATTTTATCTTGGGGAGTCAAAAGAAATATTGATCCTGCCGATAAACCATCTTTCATATATTTATCTTTAAAATATTCACTATAATATATCTTCTCTCTAATTTCAGAAAAAGCAAGATTTGCCTGAGGTTTTGAATTAGCCACTGTTAAAATATTAATAGTATTAGCAGATGACAATTCATACACTCTATAGGGGTCTCCTCCCTCACATTCTAATAATTTCATTGCTTCATACAAAGCTATAATACTTACAATAAAATCTTTTCCACTGTTGTGAGTTATAAATCCTTGTGCCACAAAATTTTGCAACGATTTTTTATGGGACACACTAAGGTCAAATGTCCTTTTTTTTCCTATATTTTCAATATTTTTTACTTTATAAAATCCGAATGGATGATCATCTAAATGATTTGTTTTTATTTTTTCATCAATTTTAAAAAGTTTTTTTTCCGCATCATTAATATATTTATCCTTACCTATAAATCCTATTTCATCTAAAAATATCCTTAAATATTTTTTTCTACTAAAATATACTATGTAACAAAATGTATTATATTCTCTTAAAATTTTCTTTTCATCAATAATTTTACTAACAACTTTTTTCTTTCTCAAATAAGATATAATCCCAAATTTATGTAATAATTGTTGAATTAATTGAGCTTGCTCCTTATTAACTGTTGTAAATTCACAAGTAGACAATTTCTTATTTCTTCTCGTATTTAAGTTACCATCACAACTAAATAAAGCTTTCAAATATGAAGAAATAACATTTTTAGGACATCTAAACAATTCTAATGGAACCGTTTTGTAATGACAGGTTTTCCCCATTAATTCCCATTTTTCTAACAACTTCACTAAATCGTTTTTATCTCTTCTTGAGAAATTTCTTTTTCTTTTTTCACAATATTCTGTTTTATTAACATATTGTTCTGATGTAATCTTATATTGATGTTTTTTACTCCTCGCCTTTGTCCAAGGATCATTAAATATTTTAAGATTATTGCTAACACTGTTTAATCTATTAGTTAAATCTTGTAGAATTTCTTTATTGTCACAAGTAAAAAATGTGGATCTTTGACTACAGTTCCCATCTGCCGTCATGTATCCCAGAAGAGCGGCTTCGTCTTCGTTTATTTCCTTTGACTTCCCAAAAAATGGAATTTCTTCACATATAGAAACCATATCATTTTCTATCTCTATATCTTTCAACTGAACCCATCCTCTTTGAGTTAAAAATGGGTGATTTAATGTGCATTCTATTTTATGACCAGAATTAGTTATTAATTCATAACAGTCCCTTTTTCCCTGAAAAATAATTTCTGCATCTTCTATTTTAACCATTTCGTTTTGATCTTCATCATAAGTCCATGAATCTATTTTCTTAATCTCTTTATCATATAATTCTCCTATTGTATTAAGGGACCCATCTTTAGGGTTGATAATAGTAGTATCCTCTGATAGGCACCTTCTGCCCCACACCAAAACTAATTCTCTAAACAACTCTCCATTTTCATATTTTTCTAAAAAATTTCCTTTATCATCTTCATCAAGCTGAGCCTGTTCTATTAGCTCTTTTTCTGACTCTGTTAGCTCTAAATTCTCATTTCCTAAAGTTCCCCTATAAAAAGTCTTTAGCATAATTTTTTGCATAGGAAATAATTGAAGAGGATTAGTGGGATGGTAAGGCAAACCTAACCACTCTCTACTCTCTACAAATGTAACTATATCTGGAATATCTTTTTTTACATTATGATTAACATCGGTTTGTATATCATTAATTAGATCTCCTATAGATTGTTTTTTTGTTTTAGCCATTCTCTATTCTCCCTTTGTCTTTAATTATGAGACATTCTCTCCTTCTACAAAACTAATAGCTCCTTCTAACTGGCCACTAGAAATATCAAAATAAATAGTTCCTCTCTCATACGCTCTATACCAAATATCCCCATCTAGACGTGCTCTCCCTAATGGGGACCCTAAAGGATAATCAAATACCCACAAATCTTTCATAGGTTGATTATATGCATCATTGATATAAACATAAACATTATCATCAGCTATTAAATGAAGCCATAACCAAGCTCTGTAAATATAAGGATCATTAAGGCCACTCATTGCCGCATACGCAACAGAGAAAATAGCTTTTTTGCCTTCTACTCTAGTATCTGCTACCCAATCAAGCCACCATTGAACTTGTATTACTTGACTGTCCGTCAAGAAACCATTTTCGGCCATTACTCCATCAATATCATCCAAATTAGCACGAAGAGTATCTGTAAATGCTTCTTTATAAGTGCCAGGAGTTCCGTAGAACCAGCCATTAGTTTGAACAAGAGGAGGTCTTTCTGACCTATCAACTGCTTCGTTAATAATATCAACACATTGATTTGTATACAATTCCGTCTGCTGCAACAAAGTTCCTGGTGAAATATAATTAAGTTCAATAGTATTTAGTGGAGGATCATCATATATTTGCATGATACTTATAGTTATATTATCTACAAATATTGCATGATCTTTGCATAAACTCAATGTATTCAACATAACTCTAACGCAATATTCTTGAACAGCAGGAGTATTAAAATTAAAATTAGGTCTCAACCAATAAGCAGCAGTATACCAATATTGTGTCGGAGTAACAATAGTTCTACCTTGTTGATAATCTTCCAACGCAATATAAGATGGATCAGATATTAATTTATTATCATCATCTAAAACTGGAACCCCATCCGAACCCACTTCAATTCCAAGTAATAAATCATCAAAACTTGGACTAGCTCCAGCACTAATATTCTCATCATATATTTTTTCAATATCTGCTTTTTGAAGTATTCCCATAACTACTCTCCCAGCAACAGCATATTCGTTGAAAATATCATCGATTTCATCATCAGTTAATGTTGTAATATATTGATCTATCAATACGCTAGTTCTTGAAACGCTATAATAATAACTCATATCCTTAAAAGAAGTATATTTGTAATATAATAAACTCTTGTAAGAGTAAAGTCCTGATATATAATCTACCAATCCTTCTGGCTTTGGCACATCGTCGCCCGAATGAGATCTGTGTTCATAGAAATTTAAATAATGGAAGAAATCAATATATGAAGATGCACTAAATCTTTCTACTCCGGTAACTAAACTTCCTGCTCCAGCGACAGATTTTGGAATTACTCCAAATAAAACATATTGACCCCCATCTTCAACAGTTGTTGTATGTGTTAAACTAGTCTCTCCAGGAATCTCCACTCTGCCTTCAATATTCCCGTCTGTTGAACGATACCATTGGTAAGTTGACCCTGATTCAGCATTCCCCTCTTCATGACTATAAGTATATGAAGCGTTATAATTTTCTCCTACAGAAGGATTAGTCGTATCACTAATAATAATAACATTACTAGCTTGAGGCATTCCTTCATTGATAGTTCTATAATAAACCTTACCTTCATATAGGGTTAAAGCATCACTTGTAACTACATCTCCGTCTACAGTATAATAGCGATAACCAGTTGGGAAACTAACACCAACTGTTTCTTTTGTAGGATTAATAGCATACCAAATAAAATCAGCTTCAGCAGCCAATCCAGATATAGAATACAAAAACAAAGTAGAGGTTTCGTGGATACCCACTACTTCACTTGCTTTCCATTCATCTAATGTTAAAGAGTCAGTATTCTCTATATCATAAAACAAATCCGCTGCTGCCGAAAATGGTTGCAACATCTTATTATAATCGATAGAATTACCACTATCAGCATCAAGTTGAGAACCATACATTAACCCCACACGTGCGGAACCCACATAATTAGAAATAAGAGTATTATTTGTAACAATATTATTTCGCCATGGAACAGTGCCATCTACTAGATCGCTCCATTTGAATGCTCTGTCGCTTCCATCTCCCGTAACATAATGCCTATTTACCGCAATATTTCTTTTAAATTCAGAATATTGAGTAGGATTACACATGAAAGCTATTTGAAATCCAAATGCAAAATTATCATACCAGTTAGTAGCTCTGATATAACCATCTTTATATAAACCATAACACCCCCAATAGGCTCTGCCTGCTCTATAAGCAATCTGATAATCTAAATTATCATAAGCATTATATACTGCTATATTATTACTAAGAGTTATTTTGTTAATATTAGATGAAGTTGTATCTACCTCAGAATAAACATAATAAGCACCTCCATCAACGCCTATAAGACAAGGATTCTCTACATAATTATACTGTACAAGAGTAGGGTCTGGAAAAGGATTAAAGAAATAAAATCCTTTATAACCTATGTTTGTCATGTTGTTATATTTATATGTGCCTCCCTTCTCTTCAGCAGCAAACACTCCTACATAAAGATTACTATCCGCAGTATAAGTAATTGAATCATACACCTTTTCCGCTAATACATAAGGTGTCCTTCCAATTTCTAATCCAATATTAGTCATAATATTATTCGTAACTGTTAAATTAGTAGGACGATATTGAAGAACACATGTGCCCCCCATATCCAAAAAGATATTATTATCTATCGTTGAATCAGTAGAAACAATATCTCTTTCATAAACCCCTAGCGCACATCTTTCAAAATCACAATTAGTTATATTTTTATAGTTGCTGCCTCCTCCGAAAATAGCATAATAATTTGCATAAGTAAATTTTAGATTATCAACAGTTATATATTCTGAATTTTCAATTTCCATTAAAGTATCTATTGAGCTTACTTCAATGGTTCCTAAATCATAAGGATCAGTTGTTGAATAATAATAAATATAATCACCTTCATTTACCCATTCATCTTGAGTAGCATTTTGTTCAAGAATATATAAACAATTCTGGAACAAATAACCACTAACACCTCCTCCTGACCCCTGTGTTAAAGAAGTATATGTGCTTGGAGCATAAGAAATATTTCCTGAAAATGAATCATAATCAGTAACAATCCTAATACTCCATTGATAAGACGTTATTCTCATTAATACTTCGGCGCCCACATAGATGTCGTCGTAATCACTAGGATTATAATCAGGATCAGCACTAGGATTAAAACTAGGATTATTACTTAAATTATAATCCTGAAAACTACTGGTTGTCGAACTGTCAGCATATCCCGCTTCTGATTGAGCCATAGTCTGATTGACACCATTCAACAATAAATATCTAATACGATCAGTAGATAAAGATGAGACATCATATCTCCAAATATTACCAGAATGATGAACCCAATTATCCCCTAAAGCAACCTTACCAGTAATTAATGGTTTATCTCCCGACCCATAAGAAGTAAAAATAATAGGACTTCCAGAACTACCATCAACTTCAGAAGTATCTAATGTGCCAACAAAAGTGTCATCTGTACGGAAACCAACAATATCCCCTTCACCAATAGTGCTATCTGCTAAAGCGTCGCCAACTTTATCCAGAGTCGCCCATGAAGTTGAAACAGTGCGACCATCATTAGAATCATCACCTATATTAGACACATAAAAATCAGCCCCATAATACCCAATAATGTTTTCTGGATCAATTGGATACCCAACCGTTGCAGATATATCTGCAAAAATTGCACCCACCTGCATAACATGATCTCGTAAAAAAGTATTTACTGATCCATATTGATCCGTTATATATTTTTGTAGTTTTTTTACAAAATTTAATATTTGAGTAGTATAAACATTACATTTTAAAGTGAGAAGTTTAGAGGTGGCATTGATTTGACTTTCTAGCTTCTCTTTATTTGTATCATCAACAGGTATCTCAGAATCATTAATATCGGTCATCATTTGATCTATATGAGAAACAATATCTCCCCCTCTATCCTGAGAGCTATTGATATTATCTGCTATATTCTGGTATACGTCTTCTATTCTCATTATTATATCTTTATGTATAAATTATATTAGCAAAAATTCTAGGATCATATTCCACAAGAGTCGAAGCATTATATTGTTTAACTCTAAAATAATATGTTTCTCCTCTAGTCAGATACTCATCTAAACCTATTAAACTATCATATCTACTTTCATATCTAACTTTCCTGCCAATATAACTAGAAGATACTCCAGAATACGTAAGAGGAACAAACGTTTCTTTTTCTTTTTCATACGTCCAATTTGTAATACCTAAACTATTTTTACTTATAAGAATATTACTAAAAAATTCATCGTCAGAAACATCTAAAATAAAATGATAATTTGTAAATTCTGATGGATTATCATCGTTTAGCACAAATTCTATTTCCCACCACCCCTCATCATACAAATTATTTTCTTCAATAGGCTTTGCTTCAGAAGTTATATCAGCTAACAACCTGCTAATTTTAAAATTATTATCTTCTAAGTATTGATTCACACTAGGAGCAAAAGTCGTGTCATTTGCCGTTCTATATCTCAAAGTTGGAAAATCAAAAAGCTTATCTATAAGAGCTTTAATATTTGGTTCCCATACTTGATTATTAAGCAGCAAATTATTTCCAGCATAAACGAGAAGAGCATAATCAAAATTAGAGCTAGTTTGCCCACCAGAAGGTGACCCGCCTATCACATTTTCTAAAGTAGTCACATCTACTACATCATCAACAACTTCTCTTATTTCTTTTTCTTTTTTATATAAATTAGCTGCTGATATAGCTATATCTTTAGACATCATTTCCCATACTACATGCTCATTTATTACTTCTTCTTCAACTACTTCAACACCTGAAAAAGAACATGCCGTTAACGGATCTCCAAATAGAGTGACTGTCCAATCCAAATAAGGAACACTAAAATAAAAAGCTTCTCCTATTGTCGCTCCTCTTAATAGAGAATAAAAGAAAAAATTAGGGTCTAAAAATCCATCTATTGTAGGATCAGACATGGCTCCTGCCGTCGAAACATACCCAGCATCTAAAGCCAAATATGGCCATCTGTGGCCAGTGTCACTTCTAACCTCCAAAGCTCCATCATAATCAGCATTATAAAAGAAAACCCTCATAGCATTACTGTTTTGAAAAAATGTAGTCCTAGTTCTATCAGAAAACCACGACCACACAAAAGAGTCCCCTTCTACAAATGGAATAGACGGATCTATATATGGATCTTGGAAAGTAGTGCTCCATTGTGACAAATTAAGAGTAGGCAAAAAATTGTCTTTAAAATCTAATAATAAATCAGTATAATCTTCTGATCCAGTTGTTGCCCTATCAGAATAAGGATCAATATAAAAAGTCCCGTTGGCAAATTTTTGTTTGTTTAAATTTGTGGCTTTATCTACTATCCCCTTAGCAAACAATAGATTTGGACCATCTATTCTCGACACAATCAAAGCGGACAATGCATCGGTAGCATCAAACCTGCTAAATATTTGTCTTCCGTATAATTTATTCAAAGTTTTTGGAGAAAATGTATGTTCTATCCTAGAAATACGAGAAGTTGCTGAATAAATATTTTCATTACTAGGATTATTATCATAATACCCACCAGGAACCCTATATCCCAATACAATTCCCCATATATTTCTATCTTCCAATTCTGGAGCTTCTAAAGCGGCTTGTAATGGCTCTTCTATATTAATAACAAATTGATTTTCTGTTAAAACTTCTGAAGTAATAGCCGCTTGGATACCTACTTTTTGCCCATCTATTTGCCAATATACTCCATTTGCCGTTGTTCCCGTGCTAGCAGAAGCATTTATATTAACTGTGCTCATGCCATGGGCATCAATATAATAGTCAGCAAAATCCTCACTATCTAAGTTCCCATAGATATATACTACTATAAAATTATCTTTTGTAATGGCCAATTTTAACCCTTATCTATTCTATACGTACCTATAATATTTCGTTTTTATATGGGTTTTTCCTTTAATAAATAAAAAGCCCAAAGCATTTAACTGCTTCAGGCTTATTAGAGAGACTACAACCAAACGTAATTATTATTCTTTAGCATTTCCAACAATACCCCCTGTGGCTCCTCTTTCAGATTCTTCTTGATGAATATCATCTACCTCTTCGACTACAGGACACACAACAGGAACAATCACTATTTGTGCTAAACCCTGATGTTTTTCAACCGTTAAATTTTTATCAGAAATATTAGAAACTTTAACAAGAATTTCCCCTTGATACTCACAATCTATAACTCCTGCTCCTATCAAAAAATCTGACCTACTTTTTGGCCAAACCAAAGCAACAGTCCCATCGGAAAAATCTGCCGTCACTCCTGTTCTTACTACTTGAATAGTATGAGGGGGTATTACCACATCTTCCAAAGCATAAACATCCATTCCTGCATCAGTAGGATGTTTTCTCGTAGGTGCTTTTGCTTCTTTTTCAATTCTTTTTACTTTCAATACCTGGTTACTACACATACATGTCATACTTTTTTCTCCTATTTAATTTTATATTTACTAACTCAGCATCGTCCCCAACCACAAGATTTACATTGTATGCAACCTTCTACCCTTACTAGCTCTGCTCCACACTCTTTGCAACAATCCCCATGAATTTTAGTATCATCTGGGATATACTTTTTAAGAACCCTACTAAGAGCTTTAGCAAAACTAAGAAGATCCCCCTTCACCTTCTCTAATTGATGGACTACAAAGCCAACATCACAACCATGTCTCAAATTACTTGAAATTAATCTTGTAATAGCTTCTTGATCATCGCTAATATTATCTGAGATACTCTCGATAATCATTTCTCCATTATCTTCAAGTAAAGAGTATTGTCCTCTCTTTTGTTTTTTAATATTCCCCGATTTAAGATTTCTTCTAATATTTCCATCTTTTCCAGCAAAAACCTCATAAGGTTCTCCTTCAGCACCAAAAAGTCCAACAAGAACAAAATACTGTTCTCCTTTTGACGTAGTATGATATATATGACATTTTAAAATAGGAGGACGTTTAGGAGCTTGTGTTTTTATAATAGAAGCTGTTTTCTCTTCTTTTGTATTGTCTACTAAAACACCTGTTCTACAATTTTTTCTATAAACAGTTATCCCTTTGCACCCTTCTTCCCATGCTGTCTCATATATTTTAGCTACTTCTTCTACAGTGACATCTTCTGGCAAATTAACAGTAGAACTAATAGAATGATCGACATGCTTATTAGCGGTGGCCTGAAGTTTGACTCTATTTTTCCAATTAATATCATCTGCACAACACCCAAACCATGGAGATTTCTCAACATCTGTTTCTCCTGTTATCTCCATCCATTTCTTTACAGTAGGATGATAGATGTCAAATTCTTGCCATTTATCTCCTGTTCCATCTATAAAATCAACCCTTGCTCCTTCGTCGTTTTGATTAATCTTTTTTCTTCTTTTATAACTTATTTGAAAACATGGTTCAATACCAGACGTAGTTTGAGTTAAAATCGAAACAGATCCAGCAGGTGCCGTTGTTAGTAAGGCAACATTCCTTCTACCATATTTTTGCATTTCTTTATAAAGCTCTGGATCTTCTTCTTTTATCCGAAGAAGAAATGGGTTGTTTTTCTCTAACTTTGCATTCCACATTTTAAATGGACCAAGTTCCTTCGCCATTTCAACAGAAGATTCATAACAACTAAGTTTTAAGGTTTTATAAATTTCATCAACAACCTCAATACTTTTCGCAGAACCATATTTAATACCAAGAGCAGCTAATGCATCTCCTAATGCTGTTATACCAGTTCCTGTTCTTCTCCCCATCTCTGCCTTCTCTATAGTTTTTTCCCATAATTTTAATTCTACTTCTTTTATCTCATCTTTCTCTGGATCATTTTTAATTTTATCAACTACCCTTTGGAGGGTTTCTATCTCCATGTCAATAATATCATCCTGCATCCTTTGAGCTATTTTAACATCTCTTCTAAATTCTTCATAATCGAAATAAGCTTTTTTAGTAAATGCCCCTTTAACATATGTTAAAAGATTAAGAAGCAAAAGTCTACAAGAATCATTAGGACACAGGGGCACCTCTCCACACGGGTTAGTGGAGGATGTCGAGAAGCCTAATTCTGAATAACAATCAGATGGAGATTCCCTTATAATATTATCCCAAAATAACAACCCTGGTTCTGCTGTTGCGTGTGCATTTTCTACAATTTGCATCCACACTTCTTTTGCATCTACCTGATTACTGATGGAGGGCTTTGTAGAATCTACTGGAAATCTTTGTTCGTAAGTAGTCCCTTTTTTAACGGCATCTAAAAACTCGTCCGTTAAACGAATAGAAAGATTAGCCCCAGTAACTTTTGTAAGATCTCTTTTAGCTTTTGCAAATTCTAAAATTTCGGGATGATGAACAGAAAGAGAGATTAAAAGAGCGCCTCTTCGACCTGATTGACCAACCTCTCTAATAGTCCTAGAAAATCTCTCCATAAAAGAGATAATCCCAGTAGATGTTTTAGCAGCATTTGTAGTTGCTGAACCACAAGGTCTTAAATGAGATATGTCAGTCCCTACTCCTCCTCTACGCTTACTGATTTGAACTATTTCTTGATCTGTTAAGCATATTCCACCATAGCTGTCTACTGGTGATTCTACGACAAAACAATTTGAAAGACTTACATATTGATAAATATTACCAATACCATATAGAGGAGAACCCTGAGGGATAATACGTTCAAAACCTTGAATAAACTCTTTAATTTCTTCTTTTGTCCAAGGTTTTTTAAATTTCTTTTTTTCTATTTCTGCGATTTCTGAGGAAACTCTTTCGAACATGTCCTCTGGAGTCGCTTCTAAAAGGCTAATATCATTGCCTCGTAATGCATATTTATCTAAAAATACTTTTGCTGGTAAATCTTCCCCTCCGAAATACTCTATACTCTGTTTTAGAGCATCATCGTAATTATAAGCCATTATTATAAGCTCTCCATTATATTCTAACACAAAATGTTCAAAATATAATAGAGGTTATATAATCACTTTTCAACCCATTAACATTGCTACTAACTGCTCTCTACTATATTTTTGATCTCCCAGAGTGGGAATCACCTCTTCTATCGTCTTTCTTTCAGGAAAAACTTTATTTCGAGAGCAATTGATAATTGTTTTCCCCTTACTGTGGTCTCTTATAAATTTCAGCCCTTTAACGCAAGCTGGCAGAGTATGTGCCCTATGCATAGAATTATTACCATAAAAATCAGTCGTCCCATCCTTAGCATTACGGCAGTCCATACCAACTAATATGATTGGGTCACATCCTAAAGCATAGACAAATTGATATGCTATAGACCCACTACTCCCTCTTCCATATAGCTTTGTAACATCTGCTGTTAATTTGGGCTCTCTCCCATTTAGAATAAAAGTATAATATCCCCCTTGTGTCTCAGACCCTGCCCTACAATATTTTATAGCTTGAGTTTTCACAACTTTTTGTTTTTCTTGTGACCACAATGCCAAATCTTGCCATAATAATATGGTAGGATCATACTTGAAAAAAATTCTATTTATTCCAACAGTAAAATAGCTATCTAACAAAGTAAGATCAACTTTATTAAGAGAAGGAGCATTCCCCAATATAAAACAGGGAATGCCCTTCATTTTTTCTCCCCACGCTCTAGGACTTAAAGAAGCAGTTTTTCTGGGAGGCACTCTCCTAGCTTTTGCAGCAGAGCTTGGTCTCTCTCCTGCTCTTCTTGCTGCTCTTCTCTCTTCCCTCCTCCCCATACTATTTGATGCCCTTGTCAAATTTACTCCATGATTCAGGAATATCAATTCTTGGATCAATAAGGATTCTATCCGCATCAGGTTTAGAAGGGTTTTTAATTAATTTAAGACCAGCTTGCTCAGGAGTTCTGTCTGCCTTCATCCTATTAATATCTTTTGAGCACACAACCATATTCTCCCATGAATTTTTACCTCCTTGAGCGCGAGGAACAACATGGTCAATATCAGCTTCAGCCTCTTTGATTCTTTTTCCTGTATATTGACATTTATACCCATCTCGAATATAGATGTTTCTTTTCGTAAGTTTAACTTTTTTCCTATACACTTCATCATAAGTGGATAAAACTATTATCTCTGGAACTTTAACATCATAATTAGTGCTAACTACTATAGAATCTGTTTCTTTAATGGGTTGTTTAGTCCAGTCTCTCCATCGATAAACATACCATGTGTCAGTATCTACAGCAGAAGCCTTGTCAGCAAAAATTAGGGTCAATGCTCTATATGCTGGAATTACCCGAACTCGTAACCACATTTTATTCAGAACCAATACTGGCTTGTTTAATGAAGACATACTATTTTTCCTTTACGAAATTATTAAACTCTCTTACAAACTCTTCATTATCATCAATTATTTTTATTTCTATATTCTCTTTATATCTAATACAAACTTCTAATGTTATCCTAGCAACTGTTTTAGCATCAAGATTTCCAGCATCTATCCCTACCCCACAAATAGTTAAAGATTGCATCCCGTCACTAATTACTTTCTTCAGAGCATTATCCAAAGCTTTATTAATTATATAAATCGAACTAAAATCACTTTGCAATCTTTTTATCACAACATGATACAATCTTTTCAGACCTCTTCTTTTCAATCTTCCAGGGCCCGTTGAGAAACAGTCTCCTACTTCTATTGTATTATTCGTAATAAACTGCTTTACTTCTTTAGAAATCCCTGAAAGACCATTTTTCACTATTCTTGCAGGGACGCCTCTGCTCATCACTCCCATCGTATTGGAGGGAATAATAAGAGCTTCTGATTTAGGATAACATACATCTCCTAAAATAGCTTGCATATCAATTTACCTCATTTCTCCACAATTGTCTACTCTTTTTTTCACTTTTTCCTACTTTTTGTCAAAAATACCACTTTTTTCTACTTTTTTACTAATTTTTCCCATTTTTCGCTTGTGATTTACAAAACTTACTGTACAATATATTGATATCGATATATTGATATCGATAGGACTATGGACTATGGACTATGGACTATATACTATATACTATAGGACTAAATATTATATAAATATAATATGCCCGTAGAGAGCAAAAAAGCTTAAAATAGAGGTCCATTGTCATTACATTTCTTTATAAATTCTTCTATATTACTTCCAAAGAAGTCGGGGTTACGCTCTATTTTATTTTTTAGTCTATTTATAATATCCATATGAATCTGACTGATTCTAGATTCTGAAGTATTAATTTTAGCACCTATCTCTCCCATAGTTAAATTCTCATAGTAATAATAATAAATTATTTTTTGTTCTATTAATGAAAAGTTTTTACTAATTAACTTACTTATAAATTCTTTTCTAATTAACTTACTATCGGGAGAATTAGACTTAGTATCTGCCAAATCTACTAAAGAATCTTGTTTAAAATCTTCATGCTTACTAGAATCATTAATATCACTGCCTTCAATACTTATGAGATTTAAAGGACTGTATTTTTTAATATTAGTAGCATATTCTTTCTGATTTATACCTAATTGCTCTATAACCTCATATTCTGTAACTTTTCTTCCTTCTAAGTGTTCTAATTCTTGTCTTTTCTTCTCAATAAGGTTCTGATTTAACCTTACAGATCTTGGAACAAAATCATTTTTTCTAACATTATCTATCATTGAGCCACTTATTCTACGATTAGCATAAGTAGGAAAATCTACCCCTCGATCCAAAGAAAATCTATCAATCGCTATGTATAAACCATCTAAACCATAGCTAGTTAACTCATCTGGCTGTAGATTCCATTGTAAATTCTCAGCTATTTTAAAAGAAATCTTTTGGACTAAAGGGTAGTAAAGTTCAACTAATTGTTGTTTAAATTTGTCTTTTTTGCTTTTTATGCTCTCTTTTTGAAATTTTTGCCATAGTTCTATATTACTAATTTTTTGTTTTTCCATGCCAAACCCTTAAATATAAACTGTTACGTAGTATAATGTTAAAGAAAAAACTATCACTTTTCAAATATTTTTCTTGATATGTAAAAGTGAATCTGATATAATCTCCGAAAATATAGAAAATTTATTTTTTCCAGACAATGAGTTTTTCATAATTGTTGTAATGAATGATGTAAATAATCCTTTAATAATGGAGCAGAAATGGCAAAACAAATAATCACAAGTCTTTTAGACACAGACCTTTATAAACTAACCATGCAACAGGCGGTGCTCCAGTTGTTCCCAAAATCTGCGGTAACTTATAGGTTTAAGAACAGGGGGGATCAAAGATTTAATGCCGATTTCCTACAAAAACTCCAAGACCAAATATTTTTAATGTCATCAATTCAACTAACTCCAGAAGAATATTCGTGGATTAAGAGGGAAATTCCTTTCTTTAAATCTTTATATATTGAATATTTAAAGAATTACCGTTTTAATCCAAACGAGGTTATGGTTAGTTTGGGTCAAGATGGTGATATTCTTTTAAATATAAAAGGATTATGGGCTTCTACAATACTCTGGGAAGTGCCTCTGATGGCTATAATTAGCGAACTTTACTTTAGAGAAATAGATACTGAATGGAGACCTAGCGATGTCGAGGTAGAGGTTCGAGCAGGAGATAAGATGAGAGACCTACAAAGTGCTCAATGTCTTTATGCCGACTTTGGGACAAGGCGTAGAAGAGGGTTCTGGGTTCAGGATGACGTGGTTGGTGTCATGGCAAGGGCCCAAAAGAATGCTCACTTTCCCTGTTTTATAGGAACAAGTAATGTCTATTTTGCTATGAAGTATAATATTAAACCTATCGGGACGATGGCACACGAATGGTTTATGGGTATGAGTGTTCTAGAAGGTTTATATAATGCAAATTATTTTGCTTTGGAAAATTGGGTAAGAGTTTATCATGCAGATCTAGGTATTGCTCTAACTGATACTTATAGTTTTGATGCCTTTCTTAAAGATTTTAAAATGGAATGGGCCAAGATTTATGACGGTGTTCGTCATGATAGTGGAAATCCTTGTTTCTTCGCGGATAAAATAATTGAAATGTATAAGGGTTATGGGATAGATCCTCTATCTAAAACCATTGTTTTTAGCGATAGTCTCACCACAGATAAGGCAATTCAGATAAAAGCATATTGTGAAGGTAGAATAAAAGTTAGCTTCGGCATAGGGACTCACTTTACTAACGATTTTGAAAATAGCAAAGCTCTCAATATGGTTATCAAGATGTGGTCCTGTGCCGCAAGCGAAAGACATAGACAAATACCTGTAGTTAAACTAAGCGATGAGAATGGTAAGGTTATGGGAGATCCAGATGCTGTAAAAGTCGCTAAATGGATGTTTTTCGGAGAAAAATTATAAGAATGAAAACAAAAACTACTATACATAAATTTAGTTTAGCAGTTAAATTAAAAAACTGCCAAAATAACTTTCTTCCTTTTAAAGAGGCAAGAGTATTTGTAAGAAAATTAAAGCTAAAAAATTATAAGGAATGGAGAGAATATTGCATATCAGGCCAAAAACCTAAAAACATTCCATCTACTCCCCACATGGTTTATAAAAATAAAGGATGGAAAAATGTTTACAATTGGTTGGGAACGCCTCAAAAAATGCATGTAGGTAAAGATTTTATTCCGTTTGAAGATGCTAGAGAATTTGCAAAGAGTTTAAAATTAAAAAGTTGTAGAGAATGGAAAAAATATGCAAAGTCAGGAAGAAGACCCAAAAATATTCCATCTAATCCTTATGCAATTTATAAAGATAAAGGATGGGTTGGTTGGGGAGATTGGACGGGAGAGAATAACTTATCTAACATAGAAATAAATGAAAACCTTCTTCCTTTTAAAGAGGCAAGAGCATTTGCAAGAAAATTAAAGTTAAAAAGCCAAAAAGAATGGTTTGCATATTTTAACAAACATGAAAGACCGTTTAATATTCCAATAAGCCCACACCAGTCTTATAAAAATAAAGGATGGATTAGTTGGGGAGATTGGTTAGGAATAAGTCATTTACAAATATTTCATAATCGTACAAAAAAATCCTAAGAACAAGGAATAAAAAAATGGATAAAAGAAAAAAAAGATTTAATTGGTACACTTGGTTTATTATTCTATGTATAGCATATGCTACCTATGGAATAACTAGAGCAATAGCTTCGAAAATAAATACAAATAGAATCATAGAAGATATTAGAATACTAACAATATTCCATCCTGATTTTAACGAAAAAGATCGACCTTACTTAAAAAGATTTTTTATAGAAAATAAAGGATGGTGGGGCCAAAAAGTTTGGACAAGAAATCAACATGTTAAAGATGAGAATAGAGAATTATATAATAAACTACTACAATATAACGAAAAAAAGCTAAAAGAATTGGACAATGAAACAAATAGACGTGTTGAAGAACATGGAAAAACATATAGAACAAAATTCGAGCAAGGATTGTAAAAAATAAAGATAAGAAATTAGTGAAACAATACCTAGAAATACAAGGACCAAACAAAGCCCCCAGAGAAAATTGTATTGCTTTCTACAAACATGATGGAAGCAACATAAGAGCAGAATGGTCTCGCAAAAGAAGTTGGTATAAATTTGGCAGTAGAAAAGTTCTTATAGATAAGACACATGATTTAGGAGAAGCAGTAGATATATTTCTTAATACCTATGGGGATGATTTAGAATATATTTTTAAACAAGATAAAAATTTTAGAAGCTGTCAAAATGTGACAGTATTTGGAGAATTCTTTGGTAAAAATAGTTTCGCAGGACAACATGAAGAAAATGATCCAAAAGAAATAGTTCTTTTCGATGTTAATATTCATAAAAAAGGAATAATGTCTCCTACCGATTTTATAAAAATATTTGGGCATTTAAAAATTCCCGAAATTATTTATCAAGGCAAATTTAATGAAAGTTTTATCCAAAATGTCAAAGAAGGAAAATATCCTGTGGAAGAAGGAATAGTGGCAAAAGGACTTCTTCCTCATGGCAAACCTCCGCATAACCTATGGATGGCAAAAGTAAAAACAAAAGCATGGATAGAAAAACTAAAAAGAGAATATGAGATTTATCCCGAAAAATTTAAGAATGTATTAAAAGATAATTTACAGGAGCAAACGTAATGGAAGATATGCAGAGAATAAGTGGTTTTGAATGTCATGGCGCAAATGGAAGCTTTAAAGGTTCTGTTTTTATAGAGTCTAAAAAATATGATGCTCTATTAAAAGAGATAAAAGATAATATATCTTTCGAAGCTTCTGAGCATTTGCGATCACTCCAAAGTTTGATTGAAATGGAATGGGCTAAAGAGAATGAAACTGATAAACGTAACGATCATGCAGAGGAGTTAGAGAATCTATTTAAATCAGCAGGATTTGATCCAATTTACGTTAAGACAATAAACAATGAATACTGTGGAAAAGCATGTTGTTATAAATATCCTTGGATTATTGTTACTACCAGGAAAGGAAATATTAAACTTGGATGGAGAAAGAGCGTAATGAATCTCGACTGGTCAGATTCAGATATTAACGTTGATGGTAATGAAATATTTAAATATGAAAAAGGAACGAGAGGAACGAATTATATTCATTGTTGGGGCAAAGATAAAGCTGTTGAATATTTGAAAAAACTTAACTCTGAGAAAGGATAAACGATGAAGAAAATACTTATTACAGGCGGTCCAGTCCATGCTTATCTTGATGATGTAAAAATCATTACAAATAGATTCAAAGGTGGGCTAATGGCTGACCTTGCAGAAAAATTTATTAAAATGAGCCATTATACATCTATTTCTAAAGATAGAATACATGTGACATATCTTTGTTCCAAGGATTCCAAACAACCTAGGAATATAGTAAATAGCGATCCTAATAAACCATGTGAAGAAATTACTCCTTATCTCACGGTAGTCTATCATAATGGTATTGATGACTATATAGGCAAAGTGTTATGTCTTGCTCCACAAATGGACGCTATAATCCTGGGAGCAGCAGTCGCTAATCTTGTCCCAAAAGACAGAATCACAGGAAAATTTCCCAGTCATGATTATAAGATTGGAGATACTATCCCTATTGATTTTACAATAGCACCAAGAGTTATTGATGCAGTAAAAGAGGTTAATCCAAATGTCCATCTATTTGGGTTTAAACTTCTTTCTGGTGTTGATTATTATGAGCTTGTAAGAGCCGCTTATGGAGTTTTGTTAGAGTCTAAAGCAGTAACAGTTTTTGCTAACGATGCAAAAGATTTAATGCAAAAATATGCTGTAACAAAAGAAAGAGGTGTCCACCCTCTTCATAATGATGAATTGCCACAATGGATTTTAGATAGAATGAATGAAAAATATTATTCTACTAAAACTGCTGAACTTCCTATGACTGATAAAATGAAAGAGGGAAAACTTGAGTTGATGAAAATTTTAGCAGAGCATAGACATTCTTTTGTCAAAACAGATGAAGGATATGTGTTTGGTTCAGGAGCATTACTGTTAGAGAAAGACCCTTTGAGATTTGTAACTACAGCTAGAGGAAAAGAAGAATGGGAAGATTTTGTTTTTGTAGATGCTGTGAATCATGATAATAGAAAGGTGTTTTGCACACCCCATAAAAAAGCATCTTTAAACGCTCCTCTTTTTCATTATATGTTTAGCCATTTAGCTGACATAAAATATATTCTTCATTTCCACCATCAAAGAGCAGGACTTATAACTCTAGACTATGCTACTCCTGGAACTGATCAAGATTCAACTATGAGGACATTGTTACCATATCGTTCCTTTAATATTAAAGGTCATGGATGCATCCTTTCCTATGGTGAAAATGGAGAATTATTGAAATGAGATATTTATCTTGCTGTGAATACGAAAAAATATATCAAAGATATATTAATCCTGATAATGTGTATCAAATGATGAGTTTGGCAGGAGATTATCAGGGCAAAAGTTTTTTAGATCTTTGTTGCGGAGGTGGAGCCGCTACTCAAGACGCGATAAGAAGAGGAGCTTCTTTTTGTGCAATGGTTGACCAAGAAAAAAGAATGATACCTGACAAATTCTTTAAGTCTGACAATATAGAAATTTTTGATTGTTCTATTTTTCAAAGTTTTTATCAGATGGAGCAAAAAATACCATCTAAACAATTTGATATCGTTTTTTGCCGACAAGGAGTTAATTATTGGTTAAATCCTAAAATGATAGAACTACTAGATTGTTTTATCTCCCCAGGAGGTGTTTTTATATTTAACACGTTTAATACAAAACCATCAAAAGAACCAGTAGTTAAAGAATATAAAATTAGGGGAGTAAGTTTTGTCGAAGTTAGTTATATAGCAGGTATCGATGTTGTATATCATATACAAATAAGAGAAGGATATGAACCTCATATGACACAATTTGGGTGGATAAGTGAAGAAAAATTTCGACAAAGTTTTGGAGACAAATATGATATAGAAATAGTTAAAAGAGGCAAAACAGATATTTATAAATGTGTAAAGAAATAATAGTGTTGTAAGGAATAAATTATGAATTGGACCGAAATTGTTATAATAATATATACTTTTTTATTGTTTTTATATGCCTGTTTTTTGACATGTAGAGTAACTTACATACAAGAATTAGAAGAACAAAATATAAAAGATAAATATGAAAAAAGAACAAATTTACATGTAAAAATATATTATATAGCAGCAGGCGCTTTGATGACTATGATTGTTGTTTTTGATAAATGTTTTAAATAAGAGAAAGAAAAAAATGGATTACCAATTAGAAATATATAATGTATCTCAATGGATGAAAAACTACGCTGAAAAAGCAGGTAGCGATGGCTATGTGGTTGGACTAAGTGGGGGCATCGATTCCGCTGTTGTCGCCTGTCTTGCCGTAAAAGCTCTTGGCAAAGACAATGTTATCGGAGTATCAATTCCATGTCAAACAAAAGACGAAAGCATGCAAGATGCTGCATATCTTTCCATGGATCTCGGGATTGCTTTAAGAGTCTTTCCGATTGATGAAGCATACGAAAATTTCTATAGCAGACTTTTACCTGGAAAGAAGGAAACGCACCAATTGACTCAGGCCAATATGAAAGCAAGACTCAGAATGACTGTTTTGTATATGATGGCCAATCAATTTAATTATCTTGTTGCTGGCACAGGAAATCTATCAGAGTTGATGGTGGGTTATTGTACCAAATATGGAGATGGGGGAGTTGATATAGAATCATTAGGAAACTACTACAAATCAGAAGTATATAAGATGGCAGAACTTATGCCAGAGATACCTGATTCTACTAAAACAAAAGCTCCATCCGCCGACCTGTGGGAGGGGCAAACTGACGAAGAAGAACTTGGGATGAGTTATGTTGAACTAGATACTATCCTTAGAGACATAAATCGGCAAGGTCTAGTTTTGCCATCGACAATACTTGCTTTAGGAGAAGAAAAAACTGGTAGAGTTCAATCTATGATCAAAACTGCTGAGCACAAAAACAATACTCCGCCCAGATATAAAAGAAATTCCTAATATTATGATTGAATCAAAATGTCCAAAATGTGAAAAACACTTTAGGTCAGAACTTTTTGATAGTTCATCGAGATTTAAAGATAAAGATAAATTTAATTATTGGTATATTACCCATGCTCGCGACTTTTCTCAAGATAATAAACTACGAGAAGGGTACGTATTAAGATGCCACCACTGTAATCAGATATTTGAAATAAAATTTGATCCTGTGCAAGACGAAAAGGAAAAATGAAAATGGCATTAGATGAAATTAAAAAGAAAATAGCTCTTTTTATTGGAGATCTTAATGAGTATCAAAGTTATTTATATGATAGATGGGTTGATGAAAAAGAACCTAAAAATTTTACCTTTTATGCTGATAGTACGAAAGCTGAATTTGAAAAAAATAAAAAAGTAAATTGTAAAACCTCTGTATTCGTTAGTTTTAATAAAGAACCTTTTGGCTTCACTTTTGACTTTGAAGGATTAAGAGTTAATATCTATTATTATTTTGATTCCGAAGCTGGATTGCATTATTGGGGATGGGGAACAAATCCTACACCTTAATAAAAACTAGAAATATGAATACAAAAACTAACCATCTAAGAATACTCAAAGATGGTTAGTCTCTATAAAATCAAAATAGATTTTCCCTGTTAGGGGGATCTATTTTGTTCTCTATTTACTTTCGCATATCGCCACAGACTAGACATTTTACTCTTTTTCTTTTGAACCATATCTATAGTAGTTTTGCTTTGGATGCCGTCCATGATTCCTGTTTCTCCTGGCCCTCCAAATAGTTTCTTTCTGTCATCATCGTCAAGTTGTTCTTGAGTTATTTCAACAGTATCAACAACTTCATTAAAAGCTCTTTTTTGTATAATTATATTATAAACAAATACTCCTACTAGTGCTGCTAATATAATTCCTCCGCCTATTACCACATAGACAAAATAAGCTTCTACAAATATGGCGATAGACATAACCACAATACACATAGCAGCAAGAGTGAGGCTTAATTTACTATTATACATAAAGCCAAAAACTCCCAATGCTCCTGCTCCAACTATAGATGCAAGAATTAGCCATTTTATAGCTCTATGGATAGCAGCGTCCCTTTCATTCTCTGCTTTTATCTTTGCTTCTATGGCTTGGTCTCTTTCTTGAGCCATAGTTTCTAAGGCTTTTTCTATAGTTGCTATTTTTTCCTTCGCATTTACTAATAATCTTTCAGCCCCCGTTATTCCTACTGATGCTTCATTGATTATTTTAGTGTCTTCAATAATGTTATCAGAGCTTTCTTTAATAGTGTCCAAGTGAGGATCTATATCTTCCCTAGCCTCATCTGGAACTTTCTTTTGAACTTTAGTTGTTTCATGATTTATTGTTATGGCTTCCTTTGTTATATCTTTAGTCGCCACTTTAATAGCTTTATTGCTTTCTTTTATAGCCTTGTGCGCATCTGTTATGTCTTTTTTAGGGTTAAGCTCTGGCTTAATAATAGGTGCTTTTTTGCAAAACAGACCAAAAGATGAGCACAAACGACCACAACCCGCTGACCCCATCATAAACATACATAGCAACATGATAATAACTTTATTCTTCATTACAATTTCCTTTATCTATAGTGTTTAAATATTCTATAATTGTCCATACAAGTCCAGCCGTAATGAGCCCACTAAAAGGCCAGAAGAAATACAAAGAACCTAAAAAACAAGCAATAGTGCCAATAACGATATCAGCGACCAAGGTTGTCCAGAATGACGTGCAAGTAGTGCATGATAGCATTTCAGGAAGTTTGGGATGAATTTTGCCCATGATTGTCTGCAATTTATCTCTAAATGGCTTAATTGGCCAATCATCTCCCTTTTCGACTAATAAGATTGCCATCCCGTATCCAAGTATTACGGATATCATTAAACAAATCAAAAATTCAAGCATAGACAAATCTCCTTTGTCAGTTTTTCACAATCTTCAGTATTATAGATATTTTGCTTTCACTTTCAAATCTTATTTTTGCAGGATTTTGTGAGGTTTTATCGAAAGTATAAAACATGAATTGGTATAAAAAAACATTGACAAGTGATTCTCAAAGTGATATTATTTCTCCAATGAAAAAAGAATTTATCATCATGAGGGGAGCCAGTGGATCGGGTAAGTCCTTTCTAGCTAAACAATTAGCAGGAGAAAATGGGCAAATTTTCTCTGCTGATGACTACTTTATGGACTATCAAGGGAATTATAATTGGGAGGGCAGTGAGATATCTACTGCTCATAAGTGGAACCATAATCGTATAAAAGAAGCTATAGAAAATGGAATCTCTCCTGTAGTAATGGATAATACCAATATCACGATGTGGGATATGGCTCAATCAAAACCCATAATACAGCATGCCATGGAAAGAGGATATGATGTCAGAATAGAAGAAACTCAAACTCCTTGGGCCTTTGATCCTAAAGAACTAGCAAAAAGGAATACTCACGGACTAGATGAGAAAAGAATAGAAAAGCAAATTAGTAGGTGGGCTCCTGACGTTACTGTTGATGATGTGTTAAATTATGAAAAATAAATTAAAAAAATGGCCCAATAATTGGGTAGAGCACATGACGGAAACATGTTTTTTCTATTTTGAAGATAAAGAAATATCTTTTATAGATTCAAAGATTCTTTGTTCGGACAAGACAAAACAAGCTAAAATATATTGTATTTGTTTGACTTTTAAAAAATATAATAAAATATACGATATTTTTATCAATTATGAAGGGTCATGTTTTGTAGTAAACTATTATTATAAAAACTATTATAACTTAAAAAGAAAAAAAGAACTAGAACAAGATTTTATTTTTATGATGGACACTTTGCTAAGAGGGGCTGATAAGGTTGGCTCATTTCTTTATTCTGATTTGGGAGGAGAAGCTTCAAGAGATAATATCACATCTGCTTATAACATAACCCAATCTATAGAAAATACTATTAATTTTCATTCTGACAGAAATGACGATGATGATAATGAAGAAGAGAGAGATCCGATTGAACCTCTCTCTCCGTGCGATATGGTGGAGCCAGAACTAATCTGTTCTTAAATTTTTATAGTTTGAGCAAGAATGTCTTTTACTTTGATATTCTCAGTTTGATACCATCCGGTCGGCATGCCCTCAAAACATTGATTCAGATAAAAACAATAATGATTATACCAATTCTTCCGAGCATGTTCTGTTGATTTTATAATAGCTTTTTTCTCTGTGCCAGACGTAATATTGGCATATCTTTCTGCTTCTTTATTTATATCTTCTGATTCTTTTTTATTTACGCAAATAGGACCCCAATGAACTAATTTTCTATCACCAGAAATAGCCCAACAATCAATATTATATTTGGCAAAAGTTAGAAATTTTTTACTAAATTTTATTGCTAAAGGGTCGTATCCTTGATTTTCTAAATAGTTGTCAGAGCAGATGTTACTAAGTATTTTATTGTCTATTGCTAAAAGATCTCCTGAATGAAAAATTGTTTTAGCTAAAACATCTATATCTTTAACTCTAATGTTCGGTTTTGTTATATTTTTAGAATATGAACCCCACAAATGAACAGACTTTACTCCTTCTACATCTTTAAGAGAAGAAACAGTTTTTTCGATGTATGGTTTTGCCTCTTTGATTTTAGGCATACACTTTTCGTACCAAGAACTCAATATATGTCTCCATAAGTTATATTATACTTATTATTCGACTAAAATTTTAGTATTCCTTTATTGCTAATATGAATTTAGTAATTTTCCGATATAAGGATATTAACTTTTTAGTAGGATAATTATAATGAAAAAAAAGATATATGATTTTATAGATAATGAAGAAAAATATATTCCTATAATAGCAAAAGAAATTATTGAGACATTTAAACAAGAAGCTAATTCTGAAAATGTAGAATATAGTTTTACTATTGATGGAGAAACAAAAGAGATAAAAGAAGATAATGCTAACACATATTTTGTTTTTGATACCATCGGGGAAACATGCCTTGATAGTTTTAAGAAATTACTTTTTGATGAAGATTTAGCAGACATAGAAGAAGAAAGCGACGAAGAAAGACAATTAATGGAAGATGTGAGAAACTTTCTTTTAAAAATATGTAAAGAAATAACAGTTGGTTATAAAAAAGATGTTCAAAAGACTATTCGTAGAGTAGTTTTGGGAGACAAATACGGAGAAAAACAGGTTCCTCTTTCAGATATAGAAGTGATATCAATAGATGTGGCAGACTATTCTTCTGTCCCAGAATCCTATAAATATATTTTGAGAATAGGGAAAGTTCCTCACTCAGAGATAAGTACAGATGAAATTATCAAATTTGTGCAGAATAGACAAGAATTAACAGGAATGGATATAGATAGTGTATTCTCTATCGAGAAACAAGCAGGTAACCCGTTATTTGACAATGTTTTAGTTATTGAGCCCACAAGAAAGTTCTTAAATGAAATATCTATTTATCTTTTTGTGGATTATACTATACTAGTAAATGACGAAGAAACTGTAATAAAAGAAAAAAAGAAAAAAGCAAAAAAGAAAAAAATACAATCAAGTTAGGAAAAAGACAGCATACAACTGCTGATCTGATAAGATTGTATATTATTGGTAAGTGGAGCGTTGTTAAGTTCTCGAGATCGGCTATCACGTTTCTATTTATTAGAGAACTGATAATAAACAATCTTATCTCCTTTTTCATAAAGCCTTGGTAGTTCAGTGGGCGAACAGCTATTTCCGAAATAGAAAATGAGGGTCCGATTCCCTTCCAGGGCAGTAGGAAGATAAAATGAATGAAGAAATATCTAAAAATTACATCATAACGGATAGCCATTTTTCCCATGAAGCTATGCAGCAATATTGTGGTAGACCCTTTGATTTTGAGAAAAAGATAATCAAGCAATGGCAGGCAACCGTTAGCCCTCAAGATATAGTGTTTCATCTAGGAGATGTCACATGGGGATCTCAAGGACAGCTACAGCAGATAATGCATGGATTGCCAGGAACTAAAATTCTTATTAGAGGAAATCATGACAAAGACCATTCTAATAATTGGTTTATTAAAGCAGGTTTTTCTGTTGTTCTAGAAAAAGCTCAAATAAGTAAAGTTATCTTGTCCCATTTCCCTGCCATTTTAAGTCGAGAAGAAATAGATTTTAACATTATTAATATCCATGGGCATTTTCATAATATGCCTCCAAAAAAATGGGAAAAGCAATTAATAGAAAGAATTACTTATAATCATTATTTACTTAGTTTAGAAGACGTTAATTATAAGCCAATATCATTAGAAGCAGCTATAAAAAGAAAATTTATCAAAAATTCCAAAAAATTATTGGAAAGTGAAAAATGATATGATACAAAGAAAACGTTATTAACCATTACTTTTATTTAGTGTGAGGTAAAACATGTTTACACTTAAGAAGACAGGCGAAGCTCTTATTGATAAAAATATAAAGAAGGTTATATCCTTTGATATAACTGTTCAGGCAATGCTTAAAGGTATTCATGATTGCCAAGAGCAGATAAATACTAATACTGAGACTATCAAAGTGCTCCAGGCAGAAAATGAAAGAATTACAGAGGTGCAAACTAGAGCATTTAAGCTTAAGGATAGTCTAGAGAAGACATTAGAAGAATTTAAAGATCCAGAAAAAAAGAGGGAAAAAGAAAAAAAATAACAATTCTATACGATATTGAGCAGTAGTTTAATTGGTGGAACATCTGTCTCTGGAACAGAAGGTTGCAGGTTCGAGTCCTGCCTGCTCAGTTATAAAAGGTAAATATGAACGACAACACAAACAATTTGGAGCCTGAACCGTACGGTTGGAGATGGTGCGGACTCTTTAAGATTCGGGACAATCGTGAATATTCCAAGGGAAATATCTACAGATATTGTAAAATATCTCCAAGAAAAGAAAGGACAATCTGTTCCTGACATAGCTAAGTTTATGTCCACCACTCCCACTCACATCCAAGCAATTATCGATCAAAAGTCAAATCTTCAATTAGAAAATGTCGATAACTACCTCAACAATCTCAATATGAAATTTTGGGAATTTATTTCTGAAGCCATTCCCGAAGAGCATCTGTCTCCCAGAATAAGAAGTAAAATTCAACTCTGTCAAGAATTAGCTGAGACTATAAAAAAGAAGAAACATTAAAAAGTCCTTGCAAGTGAAAGTATATTTTGATATAATACTACTATTGATAATAGTATAATTATATAAATAACTATAAAATAAGGACTTATACAAAAAGTTTAAATAAAGATGGAAAAAATTGAACAAAAAGACCCAGGAGTAAAGGTAGGGGTAACGTCCATCATTGTAAGAGAAGGGAAAATATTGCTTGGTCTTAGAGGAGATGCTTGCGAAACAGCTAGGAACGAATGGGCCTACCCTGGAGGCAGAATGGACTATGGAGAAGATCCTATTACCTCTATAGCAAGAGAAGTTCATGAAGAAACGTTTATGTATGTACGTAAAAAAGATATAAAATTTCTTACTTGGGTCAATGAGTTCTTTCCCGAAGATAATAAGCATTATGTTAGTTTGGTATTTTGGATGACAAATCTAAAAGGAGACCCCATAGTAACAGAAAAAGATAAATGTAAAGAATGGAGATGGTTCGATCCAGATGACCTACCTGATAATACTTTTTGGGCATCTAAATTGAACATTAAAAAATATAGAGATAGAATAAAAAATGGCTAGAAAACAGACAACATGGATAGTGGACGTGGGAGAGGGAGATACCGAAGAATATCCAACAAAAAAAGAAGCAGAGATAGCAGAGGCAGAGTATCGCATAGATAAAGAAATTTATACTTTAACACAAATTTTTAGAAACTATTTTAAGGATTTTTATGACAAAGGGACTGGAGACAGACATAATAAATATATTCATCTATGTGTAGATTGAGGGATGAAATTATTAGAATATGAATGCAAATTCGACGAACACAGAAATGAAAGAGGAGAGTTAGTATATAAACATGATGGAAAAATTATCACATTTTTAGATGGCACTCGATGTGCAGAATGTGATAGAAAAGCTTTTATTCTATTTCAAAAAATGATTGCAGATTATAATAGAAAAAAACAAATAAATATTATAATAGATATCAGAAATTGGTCAGATACGTGCTCCCAACCCAAGCAAGAGTTGTTGCAGATTCTGAAAATAGTGGGATTCTGGGATAAAAATCATTAAAATTCCAGACAATGAGTTTTTTCAATTAGTAGGTAAGAAAGACCTAAAAACGACGTAAAAAAGGTAAAAATGACCAAAAACGACAAAAAAAGGTAAAAAGATGTCAAAAACAGACCTATTTGAACAAAATACTCAAAAAAGAATCAAAGAACTTGAAAAAACGATTATAGCTCTTGATACGGCTTTTCATGTAACAGGAGATGATTGCATCGACCCTTTTACAGGAGAAGTTGTACTTGATAATGAGTATGATGCTCTTAAAAAAGAGCTTGAAAATCTACATCCTACATCTAAAATATTTAAAGATGTAACTGCTGCCAAATCATCTAAAATAAAAAATAAGATTATCCACGACCCTCCTATGACTTCTATTAATAAGTGCAATGGAACAGAAAAAGAAAAAGAAGCAATTCTTATGAAATTTTTTGAAGATTGTCGCAAAATAGATAAAGACATAGCAAGTCAGAAAAGCTATCCTGTTTGGTTGGAAAAATTCTTCACTATGTCATATAAACATGACGGTTTAGCTTTATCTTGTGAATATGAAAATGGAGATTTAAAAAGAGTAGGACTGCGTTCTAAAAGTGGGCAAGACGGTATTGACGTAACAGATTTAGCAAAATATATTGCAGGTATTCCCCAAAACCTTAAAGACCCTGTAACTTGTAAGATTAGAGGAGAAGTCGAAACTCCAATTTCTGATTTTATAAGAGTAAGTGAAGAACTCGGAGATGATGCTAAAGCTAATCCTAGAGCGCACACTGCTGGAAGTATGAATCACAAAACAGCAAAGAAGATGAAAGATCGAGGATTAAGATTTACAGCTTATAATGTTGTAGGTATTAAAAATCCTCCATACAAGACAGAAATCGAAAGAGCAAAGTGGACATCGAAATTAGGTTTTCATTATGTTAAAACAATTCCTTTTACTTTTGATATGTTGAAAACATTTGAAGACCAACACCGTAGATTAAATTTTATGGTGGATGGTGCTGTTATCTCTATTGGTAATTTAGAACTGCAAAAACAAATGGGGCAATCTGGAAGTAAACTTACAGGTAATCCTAAAGGTAAAATTGCTTTTAAGTTCAAAGATGAAATTAAAACTGCCATTGTTAAAGATATAACATGGCAAACAGGAAGAACAGGCAATATTACTCCTGTTCTTATCTTTGACGGAATACAACTAGAAGGAACAACTGTTAGCAAATGCACTGCCCACAACCTTGGAATGATTAAAACTCATAAAATTGGAATAGGTTCTGAAATTGAGATTATTAAATCAGGAAAGATTATTCCGAAAATAAATAAAGTTATTAAAGCCAAAGGTTCGGCAAAGATTCCTACAAATTGTCCTTCTTGTGGAGAACGTCTTTTGGAAGTAGATGGTTCTGATGGAGCATTATCTTTAATCTGTGACAATTCTGACTGCTCTGCTCAAAATGTAAAAAGTCTTAATCATTGGATGAAAGTTTTGGGAGTAAAAGGAATTGCAGGAAGCACGATTGAAAAACTTATTGATGCTGGTTTAATCCGAAAAAGATCAGACTTTTATAAGCTTACTTTGGGAACTTTGCTAAATAATGGTATCACCGAAAGAACAGCAGTTTTGATTCTTGCCAGAATATGGATGATTCCATCTCCTGAACAAGAAAAAGATAATGTTGTGCTAAGAAATAAATTAAAACCGATATTAAAAATAAACATTCCAACAGAAAAATTCTTTGCAGCTTTCGGGATTAAAGAAGCTGGAAAAGAAGTTGGCAGATTACTATCTCAACAATATCAAGATTTTAATGAAATAAGAAACTTGACTATAAGCGAACTTGAATCTATAGATGGTATTGGCTCTATTACGGCTAAAAACACAGTTGACTTCTTAACCAAAAATAAACACGAAATCGATCAGTTGCTTCAGTTCATAACTCTTGAATCTGCCAAAAATAAAGGTGGGAAATTAGATGGACAAGTATTTGTTCTTTCTGGTTCTATAGAGGGAGGAAAAGACCTATGGAAAGAATCTATCGAGGAGCAAGGAGGAATAGTTAAAAGCAGCGTTAGCAAAAAAACAAATTATTTGGTTGCGGGAGATGGCTCTGGTAGTAAATCAGATAAAGCAGAAGAGTTGAATATCCCTATTCTAACTGTCGATGATTTAGAAAAAATGATAGATGACTGAAGAACATAAAATACAGATAATAAAACATATAGAACCAGAACCTCTTCGAGAGGTTGGAGATATTCTCTATCCTTTTGCAAATTGGGAAACCACATCCACAGGAGATGGATGGTATACAAGATTTCCTGAAGAATTTTACGAAGAAAAACCTTATTACCCACTAACAGAAATTTCTCAGAATCCATGGGATGCTCTGATTAAACTGGGAGTAAATTGTTTCGACTTTAAAGAAAAGGTCCAATACGAATGCCCTTATAATAAATATATTCATTTTTGGTGCATTCCTGTCATAATTTTTTCGGACAATATCGAATTATGGATAAATAAATATAATATTCCTCATTCTCGATCTTTTTGCGATCAAGCATGGGCAAAGAAATTTTTTCCTGTAAAAACAAAAAATGGATTACCATTTACAAAAATTCAAAGATCATTATTAGGACCAGGATATACTTCAAAAACACTTGTTAATAGTGGAAATGGATATTTATATGACTCTCTATTAGTATTAGATAATGGGGATTATCTTGGTGCAAAAGTTTGGATATGGTTTAGTAAGAAATGAGTTGGAATTATAGAGTAATATTGCATAAGGCGGGAGAATTAAAAGAAAATCCCAAATTAAAATGGGAAGAATATCTTGCAATACATGAGGTTTATTACGATGAGAATGACGTTCCTGAGTCAGTAACAAAAGAACCTATTACAATTTCTGGAGAAGAAGGAAAAAATTCTTTAGTCTCTATCAAATGGACATTAGAAGGAATATTAACGGCTTTACAAAAGCCAATTTTAAATTACGATACTCTAGAAGAAATAGACAAGGAGAAACAAAATGATTTTAGCAAAAGCATTAAAACAAAAGAATAGGTTAGCACAAAGGATATCAAAGTTACAAGAAGAGATTCAAGTGGAGAATAGCTCTCGAGTAGATGATCCAAAAAAAATCAATGTAGAAGATTCTTTGGCGGAACTAGAATCAACAACCGAAAAACTTATCAAAATTAAAATAGCTATCTTTGTTGCTTCTACGCCAGTGCGAGAGAATATCTTACGACTTGGAGAATTGAAATCTAAAATTGTATTTCTAAAAGGCATAAGTACTATAGAAGGAAAAATTAGACATTACGAGAGAGGCGATGTTGAATACAGCGTCGCAAAAGACAAGATATGGGTAAAAAACCAAATAACAATATGCGAACAATCTATTGATTGTCTCCAAGACGAATTGGACACATTTAACCACACTACCAATATTGAAATATAATAGTTAGGAGGGTTGAAAGAACAGGCGAATAATGGCTAATCTTATGGGCCCCACAAGGGTTAAGACTGATTAGATCTGGATCTTTTAAAATAAAAACTCAAGACTCAATTTTACAAGATATAAGATGTAATCTGCAAAACTTAATATAAGTCAAATTTTCCTAAGTACTTTGATTCTCCTAACTTATATAAATTTAGAAAAAAGTAGAAAAAAGTGAAAAAAAGACTTGCATTTCAAAAGTGAAAGTGTATAATAGCAGTTGTAGTGAAGAATAAGGTTACTAATAATTTTTTGAAAGGAAGTAGCAATGGCTGAAAGAATTGACTTGTTGATCATTGACCCACAAAATGACTTTTGTTCCCCCGACGCGAATGCAAAAAAGGGGACTCCTCAAGAAGGGAATGGAGTCTACGAAGGGACTCTGTATGTTCCTGGTGCAGAAAAAGACATGGAACGACTAGGAGAGATGGTCAAAAAGTTTGGTACCAAAATCAAGAAAATCCATGTAACTCTTGATTGCCACCACTTAATTGACGTAACTCATCCCTTGATGTGGAGGAACAGTGATGGGCAGAATCCTGACCCATTCTCCATCTTTGGTTCAAAAGAAATTAAAGATGGGGTCTGGACCCCTGTGTTTCCTTCTCTCCGTCAAAAGTTTATTGACTACTGCGAAGAACTCGAAACAGGGTGTCGATACCCATTATGTATTTGGCCTCCCCACTGTTTGATTGGAAGTCCTGGTAATAATGTTCTGCCTATATTATTCGATACTCTTCAAAAGTGGGAAGAGAACAGGACAGATAATGTGGATTATGTAAGTAAAGGAAGTAATCCTTTTACCGAACATTATTCGGCCGTCAAAGCAGAGGTTCCTGATGTTCAAGATCCTTCAACGCAATTAAACACTCGTTTAATTCAAACGTTGATGGAGGCAGACCAAATTCTGATTGCAGGAGAAGCAGGTAGTCACTGTGTTAAATCAACTGTGGAAGATATCGCAGATGGTTTTCAAGATGATTCCTACATAAAAAAGATGATTCTTCTTGAAGATGCTGTCAGCCCTGTTCAAAGTCCATTCGTAGATTTTCCTGCTATTCAAGCTCAGTTTATTGCTGACATGAAGGCAAGGGGAATGCAAACCGCAAATACCACCGATTTTTAAAGGAAAACAAAATCATGAGTAGTACTACTTTAACCCAACATAGTTTGACAGGTCAGGCATATGGATATTCGGCAGCAGATCTCGGAGATCTGGGAGCAACCGAATATACTCTTGTTACCATGGTCGTTGATGGTAGTGGCAGCGTTTCTGCTTTCAAAGATGAAATTGAAACATGTATTCAAGAGGTTGTAAAGGCATGTAAATACAGTCCTCGATCTGATTATTTACTTATCAGATTAATTGTTTTCAATAGTGATATGAAAGAAATACATGGTTTCAAACAGTTAATTGATTGCGATATCAATGATTATAAAGATTGCATACATCCTAGTGGAACTACAGCGTTGTTCTCAACAGCAAGAAATGCAATTACTGCCACCAATGATTACGGTAAGCAATTAGCAGACAATGATTTTGAAGCCAATGCTATTGTGTTTATTCTAACTGATGGCATGGACAATGAATCAGGAAGTATTGATTCATCTTCTGTGGGTGCCGCTTTGAAAGATGCTATGAGGGACGAGGCTCTTGAGTCAATAGTATCTATTCTAGTCGGTGTCGGCATTGGTGATTCATACAATGTTGGTGATTACTTGGATACTTTTAAAGATGAAGCAGGTTTGAACCAGTATGTAGAAATCAAAAATGCTACTGAAAAAACCTTAGCTAAACTTGCCGATTTCATCTCTAAATCGGTATCGAGTCAAAGTAAGGCGCTAGGCAGTGGGTCAATGTCTCAACAGTTGACTTTCTAAAAATTAACGTGGTCGTTATTTTGGTTGCCCTACCTATCCTTTTGGGTAGGTGGGGCTTTTTTATTAATCAAATTTCTATTAGAAGAAAATATTATGAAAACTTTTATAGCTGAACATAATGGAATCTATCTTGGAGGATACTCTGTTATTACAGCAAAAGATAGAAACCAAGCAAGAAGATTATTAAAAAAATTACTAAAAGAACATAGCTTATCATTAAACAGTATTACACTTGAAGAAGTTGATATAACTTCTCCTAATGCTGCAATGATCTGGAATGGAGATTATTAATGAACACTAATTGTGCTTTTTATATAGGAACTACTCACGATTTCTGCCAAGATTATGCTCGTGTAAGGAAAAATGCAGTAATAGTATCTGATGGTTGCTCTGGCTCTCTTTGCTCAGATATAGGATCAAGAGTGCTTGGCGTCACAGCAATAAATAAAATAATAGAATTAGACAGTCTCTATAATTTTGACGAAAAAGAATGTATTTTGCTTGCTCGTCCATCAATACAAATGCTAAATTTACCCCACGAGTGCTTAGATGCCACTTTGTTAGCTGCTATTGTGTATGAATATGGATCACAAGCAATATGCTGCGGAGATGGGGTGATAGTCATATCGATGAAAAATGACTATAAAATTGTAATTGATTGTGCTTATAGTGATAGTTATCCTTTTTACATGAATTATCTTTATGATACTTCAGGAAGATATCTTAGTTGGAAAAATAACCATAATAAAAGAATAATTACTATGACAGCGATTAGTCCTGAAGGAGAGGTGATTTCAGAAATAATCGGAGAAAACAAAAGATTGCCTCAAGATGCAGGTGTTATAAAAGTATTAGAACATAAAACCCTCGTCGAGATACCAGATAATAATCTTATTGAATTTATTGCTGTAATGTCAGATGGCGTTCATAGTTTTTATGAAACCATAACAACAGAAACTTCAAAATTTAATAAATCAGTATCTTACATAGATGTTTTAAAAGATTTTTTAGCATTTAAGAATTATAACCAGCTATTTGTGCAAAGAAGAGTTAATAAGTTTCGTAAAACTTGTGCTAAAAAGAATTGGGGCAATTCTGATGATGTCTCATTGGCTGTTATTTATGCTGGAGAATAAAAATTTATTCAAAAAAAATAAACATAAAAAATGAAAAACTTTTTATTCGATTTTCTCGTTTTCAAGCAAAAAGAACGATAAAAGGAGCAAAACAATTTTTCGATGCTCAAAGTTTTGGAGATTTTCCTCAAGACCCTGACCCTTATTATATTTGTTTGAATGACGGAAAGCAACAATTTGATCTATTATGTAGTGAATATCAACAAATGTATTCTAATGGAGAATGGTGGGGATTCTACCAATTATGGATAGATTTTAAAGGTGAGAGATGGTTATTGTCTCATCTTTGTAAATGGCATAAAAATATTCCCCAATGGATAAATAAAGAAAGTCAATGATGCAAGTATATATTCAAGGCAATAAGAATAAAATCAATTTGACAAAAAATCAATTTGTAGCATCTGGAGGAGAAGGGTCTATTTACGCTTCAAAAGGAACTGCCTTTAAAATATATTCTAGTTCTAAGCAGGTAATACCTCATTCTAAAATAAAAGAATTGTCTTCTATAGCCAATCCTAATGTTATTAAGCCAGAACAACTAGTTTTGGCAAATAATAACAAACCCATTGGTTATACTATGAAACATGTCCCATCGACTTATGCTTTATGTCAGATTTTTCCCAAAGCATTTAGAGATAGAACAGGACTGGACACAAAAGAAGTCCTAAAACTTGTTCAAAAAATGCAATCAACTATTTCTGATATTCATAAAAAAAATATTTTGATTGTTGATCTGAATGAAATGAATTTTCTGGTTGATAAGAAATTCTCCAATATATTTTTTATAGATGTCGATAGTTATCAAACTTCTAGTTTCCCAGCAACAGCTATTATGGAAACTATCAGAGATCGACATATGGTCGATAAGACTGCTTTCTCCGTATTAACCGATTGGTTTTCATTTGCAGTCGTATCTTTTCAGATGTTTATAGGAATTCACCCATACAAAGGGAAACATCCAACAATTAATTATCCTCATGATAAAATGAGGCAGCTAGATGAAAGGATGCAGCAGAACATACCTGTTTTTCATAGAGATGTAAAATATCCTAAAGTTTGTTTGCCTTTTGATGTTATCCCTCAAGCATATAAAGATTGGTATAAAGCTGTCTTTTTTGATGGCAAAAGATTGCCTCCGCCTACAGAACCTGTGCAAGTTCTTGTTATACCTATTGCGGTCCAAACTGTTAAAGGTAATGAAGATTTTGATATTACTGAAATATTTACATACAATAGTCATATTATAAGGTATGTATCTATAGACGGGAATAGAGCAATAACTACTTCGGACGGTCTTTATATAGACAAAAAGGAGATACCTCAAACCTATGGCAATAGGAATATGCATGTCGCTATTACTCCTTTAACTAATAAGGTTATGTCTGCCTCTCTAGTTAACGGCGAAGTTTTTGTATATAATTGCTCTGACAAGACCTTCCCCAAACAAAGAATCGCAGCAGATGATATCATGTCATCCAAAGGTAGAGTTTATATTAAAAATAAAGATATAGTATCTGAACTTACTTTTGTTGAAATGGGAAAAAATATTCATGTGGTTTCTCAACATGTAGGAAATGTCATGGAAAATTCTACTAAATTCTATGACGGAGTTATTATACAAAACGTCTTAGGATCATTTGTGGCTTCTATATTTCCATCTTCTGGAATGCACCATCAAATAAAATGTCCAGAATTCACAGGTTATCAGATTATAGATGCCAAATATAGGGACAATGTGCTAGTAGTCATTGCTAGTCAAAAAGGTAAATATGATAAGTTTATCTTAAAGTTTGATAACAAATTCTCAACTTACTCATTACGAAAAGTCGATGATATATCATATGTTGGTATAAACTTTGCAGTTTTAGAGAATGGGATAGTTGTCCATATAAATGAGAATGAAGAAATGGAAATCTTTTCTAATAAGAAAGATTCTAATACTGTAAAGGTAATTGATAATGATGCCATATCAGGAAATATGAAGCTATTTAATGATGGTGTTCAAGTTGTTTTTGCTCAAAATAAAACATTATATAGATTAAAGATGAAAGGAAAATAGGTATGAGTAAAAACGGTATTAAATGCCCATATTGTGGAGGACAAAATTTAACCATATGGGTAGAACAAATACGAAATGAATCTTATATTATAGAAAATAATAAATTATATAAACATTCTGTTGGGGATGAAAGGGATACAGGAAATAAAAAGATATTTTGTAGAGATTGTCTCCAAAATGAAAATGTCCTAGATCCGACCTGGAAAATAACAGAACAAGAATCACAAATAATAAAAGATATGCTTGATTTAGATAGATCGGCAGATGTGACAGAATATATGAAATAAAATGGCAGAAGAGAGAAAAAACTACTGGATAAAAATATTCATTAAGAAATGCACTTCTTTACATACTGCTCAAGAGCAACTAGATGCTTATTTCGAGTGGTGTGAACATACCTATAATGTGTCCGAACAATACTCTAATCAATTAAAGACAATATTCACAATTGACGAGTATATTAATAGGCTTATTCCTGTTGTGGACAAATATTTCTCAATAGACGAGTTGAAAGAAATGATAAGATTCTATTCAACCGATACTGGGAAAAAACTATTAGATCTTAGTTTTTTACAAAATATAGGAAAAGCCAGTATGGATCTCAACACAGAGATAGAACAAAAATTTTCAACAGGGAATAACAAATTGTGATGGAAGATTTTGATATTATAGGAAAACCAATAACGGAAGAAGAAACAGAATGTGAACAAATTATACAATATGATAAAGCATATTACGATAATTTAAAAGAACAACATATTTCAACAGCAGAACAAATCAACAAAAAACGATGGAAGTTTGTAGAAAGCGTTCCTTTTGAAACGGTCCTGGACTATGGCTGCGGATGCGGAGAGTTGACTGAATATGCCCCCGATGGGATAGTTGTAGATTCATATGATATAGGGAAGCTAAATGGTGAATCATATCCACAAACAGGAATTAACCATGATCATTATGATCTAGTATTTTTTAATGATGTATTAGAACATATTGATTGGCTAAATAATCCAGACAATGATATAGAGAAAATATTAAAAATAGTAAAGTATGTTTGCATATCCATCCCTTTATGGGAATATGATGATGGAAACAATATAAAAGAATGGAAACATTACAAACCCAAAGAACATCTTACATATTTTGATTACACAGAAATAACTCAGTTCTTTAGAAAGCGGGGGTTTAGAGAAATTATACAAGATACAAACGAATGCCCTCCACGAGAAAATATATTCTCAGCCATTTATAAGCAAATTATACATCCTCCCCAGAAAAATAAGTCCACAACAATCATCTCCCCTATTGAAAAACAAAATAAAAAAAGAAAAATAATTTTAAAACAAAAACAATCACCAGGAGATATTCTAACATTCACAAGATCAGTCACAGATTTAAAACTATCCTATCCCGAATGGGATATTGATGTTAAAACTCCTGCAAACGAAATATTTGAGAATTGTCCTCATATAACCCACCTAGATGAAAAAGATCCAGAAGTAGAAGTGTTTAATATCACATATCCTGATATAAATATATCAGGATGGAATGGTCTTCATTATAGCGATGCATTTAGAAATAATATGGAAGAACAATTAGGAGTTAAAATAGTTAAAACTGGGTTTAAACCCGAGCTATGGATTTCTGATGAAGAAAAAGGGTGGATTAACCAGGTAGAGGCAGAGTTCGGATGGAAAGGTCCTTTTTGGCTTTTAAATGCTGGACAAAAACCAGATAATGATCTTAAATATTATTATAGATGGCAAGAAGTTGTTGATTTGTTGAATTTTCACTTTGCAGATAAAGTAAAAATAATTCAAATAGGTCACTCATCACATAAACATAAGAAGTTAGAAGATGTTTTAGATTTAGTTGGAAAAACAGATATAAGACAACTGATTAGATTGGCTTATTGGTCTGAGGGTTTAGTAGGCCCTCTTTCTTTTCAATTCGTTTTGGCAGCAGCACTAGAGAAACCAGGGGTAGTAGTAGCGGGAGGAAAAGAAGGGGTTAACTGGCATATTTATCCTCACATTAGACACATATGCACAAATGGAACAATAGACTGCTGTAAATGGGATGGTTGTTGGAAGAGCAAAAAGGAAGATTGTCTACATTATAGTGAAGATGAGGGGCCATTATGTTATAGCTTAATTAAACCTCATATGATAGCAGAATCGGTTTTAATGTACTATGAGGGCAAAATTCTTTCAACAGAAAAAAGAGTATAGAATAAAATGCAATCAAGTTATATAGATAAAACATATCATAATTTTGTAAAGAATAAAAAAGTTATTGTTGTGGGGGCAGCTCCGCATCTGTTAAATAGCAAACAAGGCAATTTTATAGATTCTTTTGATTTAGTAGTTAGGATTAATAAGGGTTTTGAATTAACAGAAGATATGCAAATAGATCTTGGAACAAGAACAGATATTATTTACAGTGGAGTTACGACTCAATGGCATATCCATGGAAAAATTATTCCAGAGGAATTAAAAGGCAAAGTAAAATGGATATGTAGTTCTAATATAAGTGAAGGAGTGGGAACAAAAATAGAAGAAAAATTTAGACAACGGAATAAAAATCTTATTCCATTTCATACTATAAATCTTCAATTTCATAAAAAAATAATGCAAAAATTAGATTCGTATCCTAATTCAGGAACTACTGCAATTTTAGACTTATTATTACACGAAGTTAAAGAGTTATATATTACAGGATTTACATTTTTTCAAAAAAGAAAAGAATGTAATAAAATATATTTCCCAGGATATAGGCCAGAAACTCAATATAATGATCCAGCCCATAATGCTCCACGACAACTAGAATATATGAAAGAGATTGTAAAACAAGATAGCAGAATAAAAGTAGACGATGTTTTACATAAAATCCTTACTGAGGAAACAAAGAAAGATATACTATTAAAAGAAGCCAATAAGAAAGAGATTATAACTAAAAGAAAAAAGAAACAAGAAATATATAAACAAAATTACTCTAACCCTCAAAATAGTTTTAACAATATTCTCACGGAAGAAGATTATAAAACAATAAAGAGTATAGATCAAATATCTTCTCTTTGTGATGTCGGATGCGGGGATGGGACGTTTTGTTTATGGGTGAAAAAGAATATATGTAGATCTTTATATGGGGTAGATTTTGCTTCTAATTTCTGTCCAGTAAGAATGTGGTGGTTTAAAGAAGATGCTCACGATATAAGATTGCCAGATAAATATATTGATTATATAACGGCGTTAAATCTTATGGAGTATCTGATTGTAGAAGATGTCGATTTCGTATTGCAAGAATTTTGCAGGATTGCTGTTAAAGGTGTAATTTTTTACTTAACTTTTACTCTTCCTGATTCTAATAATATATTAGAGAAAAAACTAAAAACTATTATAAAACCTAAATCTTGGTGGATAAATAAGTTTGAAAAATATGGAAGAATAAAAGAAGTAGATAAATTTATAATTATCTCTCTGGAGGAAAATGAAAATGAATACTAAAACTAATAACCAAAGATTAAGATTTGATCCCCAAAAAGACAAACACGTAAAATATTTATTTGTTTCTCCTTTTGTTAATGGAGGAAAATTTGTAGCTTCGAGCATTCCCCTTCAAGCAAAAATCTTTCCTACCAAAAAACATAAAACATCAGATTCTTTGATGTATTTATTTAAAAATGGATTAGAAGTGGAGAATATGCTGATTGCCAATGCTTGCGTAGTAACTAATGAGCTAAAAAAATATATAAAAGACAACGATATTAAAGTGTCATTTTATGAAAAGGGATTTTTTCCCCATGTTGGAAGATGGATATTTGATAACGAGGGATACTTTTGCGAGTCATTATTATCAAAATCTAGAATAGAAGATATAGACATAAATGAACAAGAAGTCCAAAAATCTATAGACGAATATAAACATAAACATATAAAACAAAATAGACATTTAACTATAGATGGGTCCTTTATAACATTTGTAATGCAGCACCCCGATGATGGAACTATTCAACAAGGTTTTGATAATTTTAATGGATTTCAAAAAATAATAGACTGGATTCGTTCATCGGTATTAGAAAAAAATGAATATCTTATTGTAAAAATGCATCCCAGTAATCATCTAACACAAGAAAAAATAAATATTCCAGATAAAAGCATAGCTATTCAATCTAAAGATTTTAATGACTCTATAATTAGAAATTCTGAATTAGTTATCGGTATCAATTCTAGCTTACTCCACGATGCAAGTATTATTTACCACAAACCTGTTTTATCATTAGGTAAAAGCTGGTTTACTTCTCATCCAGAAATATCTCCTATAATTAGTATGGCAGATAAAATAATTAAGAGACCCGTAATTGATGATAGTATTATTTCGTATCGTAGAAAAATGTTTTATTTGTTGAATAAAATGCAGACTCCATATCAATGCGACTTTAAAGACTTTTTATATATGCATAAAAAAGCTCAAAATATAAAAGCAATAGAAGATTGGACAAAATGATAATGACAGATACAAATGCCCCATTAGTCAGTGTGATAATGACTTCTGTATTCCCAGAATTATGGGAAGATATATACGAGAAATTTAATACAGATAATAATATACCCTTTGAGATGATTGTTGTAGGTCCTAAAGGTAATCATGAAATAAAACATCATAATTTTGAATTTATAGAAGCCAATGTAAAACCTGTTCAATGCGTAGAAATAGCAGCTAGAAATGCAAAAGGAAAACATATATGGATAGCTGCGGACGATGTATCTGTAAGCCCTGGGTTTTTAAACCAGATGATACATTTTAAAATAAGAATACACAATGAGAAAACATTATTATGTCCTATAGTAATAAATCCAAAAGGAAATGCAATATTTCAGACCCCAGGAAAATGGGCCAACAATACTTCGGTCCCATTAATTAACGAAATGTTTTTAATAGATACAAAAATTTGGCATCAAATAGGAGGTATTGATAAAAACTTCATAGGTATAAATTTTGAAAAAGATATAGCATTTCGTTTATATCTGCAAGGAGGAGAATTTTTTATTGTGCCTACCACGAAAGCCTTTGTAAATAAGGGTTCTGCGCAAAAAAAACCAAATTTGACTAGTCTTGTTTCTCCTAATGACAGAACATTTCTACATGATTTATGGATAACTAGAAACGAACACAATCAAAAAGTATTTTCAAAAAAGAGATTAACTGCTTTTCATCCGTTTGATAATAAAAATATAACAACTATAACTCAAGGATTAAATATAGAAACAGATAGATGGGAATAAAAAATAGAGAACTATTATATTATTTTCCCCTTGACACAAAGTGAATAAAGTGATATAATATCACAATTGATAGTGTATAGTAACGTAAGCAGTTAGAAACAAAGCAGTTATGAAAATAGTAGAAAAACAAAGCAGCAAAGCACTTTTCTCCGAAGAATATAATTTTATATTCAATAAAAAAGACGGATTCTTCATGAGATGGGGAGAAACAGAATATGATGACCCCCAATATAGTCCCTATGGACCAGAAATTTTAGATTTAGAGATTTCAACAGGCGAATGTAATGGCAGATGTAAATTCTGTTCTCCAGATGGAACTCTTATCAATACCCCTCACGGTAAAATCCCTATAGAACAAATAAAAAAAGAAGATTTCGTCCTGGGATATGACATCAAAAATGAAAAAATTACTGTAAATGAAGTACATGAAGTATATAGTAGAGATTATGATGGAGATTTGATATGTTTTGAACTAGACAATAAAACTGTGCTTAAATTGACTCCTGATCATATTGTTATTTTAAAAAGCGGAGTAGAAAAAGAAGCAAAAGATATAAATATGGATGATGAAATTATATTTTTTTAAAAATAAAGGATAATATTATTATACTTCGAAGTATATTGTGTAATATACAATATTTTAAATATGGAGTATAATAGTGAAATGGAAATGTTTGATTTGTGGTGAACCACAAAAAAAGATTAAAAGAGTTTCTAAAAATTTTTGTTCTAAAAAATGTTTTGATAGTGCATTAAATAAGAAATGTAATTTTTGCAAAAAAGAATATAAAGCTAGAACATTATCTACTAGATATTGTGATGAATGTAAAAAAAGTAATAAAAAAAATAGATTCGACTATAAGAATCGTAAAAAAAATAAAAGATGTCGGCAATGTAATAATTTTTTTTATGGAACAGATAAACAGATATTATGTCCACAATGTAAAGAGATTTTACCCAATCCTTTAATTCATCACTATGAAGAAATAGAAAGAATAGTTATATGTCGTATTTGTCGGCAGACAATCAAAAAAGAAATTGTTAAAAAAAGTTTTAGAACGTTAGATTATAGAATTAACAAATATCCATGTCATCAGTGTTCTGATAGAATAAAAAACCAACGACGAATATTAAAAGAACAAGAAAAACAACGCAATGGACCGATAAAAAGAAAAAATTATTACATAAAAAAAACAGTTAAGGAAATAGAAGAATCCAGGACAAGGGTATCTGAAAATATGAAAAAAAATAATCCTATGTTTTGTCAAAAAACTAGGATGAAAGTTTCAAAAACATTTAAAAAAAATATAGAAATAGGAAAAATACAATATAAGCATGGTAAAAACCATCATTTATGGAAAGGGAATAGAAGTTTTAATTTAGTATGTCGAAGCAGGCTTTACGGTCCTTGGATCAAAAAAGTGATGACAAGAGACAAATTTTCATGTACTTTATGTAATAAAAAAGGAAAATTACAAGTTCATCATGTTAGGTTTTTAAGAGATATAATAAAAATTGTTTTACTAAAAAATAATATTAAAGATATAAATAATATAGATGTCAATAGCGATTTATACGAAATACTTATTCAAAAAGTAATAAAAGAACATAATCTTAATGATGGAATCACTTTGTGTAAAAAATGTCATGCTGAAATAGATGATAGATACAGGGTAAAGATTAAAGGACAAAAATGAAAATTACTAATATTTATAAAGAAAAATATTCAGGCAAGGTATATAATTTTCATTGTTTGCCTTCTGAAAATTATTTTTCTCATAATATCTTGGTTCATAATTGTTACAAAGACAATGGAGAAGATATAAATACTCATCATATGACTTTTAATGAGTTTAAAATTATCTTTCATAAAGTTAATCATAACAAAATGTTAACACAAATAGCGTTCGGTATTTGTGACATAAATTCTAATTCTGATTTTTTTGCTATGATGGAATACTCTAGAGAAAATGGAGTAATTCCTAATTATACTTGTAATGGTCTAGAAGTAACTACAGAGATAGCAGAACAAACTGCTAAAATTTGTGGAGCAGTAGCAGTATCTTTAGTAAATAAAGATAAAAGTTTTAATGCTATTGAAAAATTTATAAAAGCAGGTATGAAACAGGTAAATTGTCATTATGTTCTCAGTGAAGAGACCTACGATAAAACATTTGACATTATAGATGAAATAGTGGAGAAGTTACCAGGATTCAATGCTATAGTATTTCTACAATACAAACATAAAAATCCTAATTCTCCTTATCATTCTGTTTTAGATGTAGAAAAATATAAAAGATTAATAAATTACTGTAACGAAAAAAAAATTAATTATGGATTTGACTCCTGCTCTGCTCCTATTTTTTTAAATAGTATTAAAGCAGAGTTTCTACCTTTTGATAGAAATTCTCCTATGGCTAAAAATGAGGCAATAAAACTAATTAATTCACAAAAAAAAATAAAAGAAGAACAATTGTCCATGATGGCTGAACCATGTGAAAGTGGTCTTTTTAGTTCATATATAAATTGCCATGGAAAATTCTTTGTATGCAGCTTTGCAGAGGGAGAAGATAACTGGCAAGAAGGTATAGATGTTCTTAATTGTAATGACTTTTTGGAAGATGTTTGGCTCCATCCACGTCTTGTAAAATGGAGAAAAAAACTAATTGAGAATCAAAGAAATTGTCCAATTTATGAGTTATCTTTAATAGGAGTATAAAATGAGCTACACAGAAGTTAGACTCGGAAAAGTAAAAGAAATTATATTTTCATACGACGCGACGATGGCAGAAAAAGCAGAACATCTTAAAAAGCTTGGATATGATATAAATCAAGAAGAATTTGAAGATAACTATATAGATTGTGACGACCTTTGCATGTTTGATGGTAGAGTATTCGAAATTCTTGAAGATAGGGATTTTGGGGATGACGATATTGCAATTGCAACCAAAAATATTGATGACACTATTTCTTATACTCTGAAATATTATAATGGCGGAACTTGTTTTACTGAGATGCTCCAAGGATCTATTGTGAGAATGGAAAAGAAAGAAATATTAAAGCAAGAAAACACTGAAAAAATGTTAGAGCAAGAAAAAACTGAGATGTGGTATAAGGATTGGTGTCCAAAATGCGACACTGTTAATTGGACCCTCCATGGGGATGTTGGTTCTTTAGAGTGTGCTTTTTTTGATGGATATAGATGTCGTAAATGTAATCACATAGTATGTATTTGGGATCCAGAAGATGATGTGGATCAAAGAGAAATGATGAATCCTAATAATCCTGCAATACTACAAGGAAGAGAAACTCCAGACTTAGGAGATAAGACAATAAATATAAAAGAAGAAGTTGAACTCTTAAGAGCAGAAAAAGAAAAAATGGTAGAAAATAATGGTTGAAACTTGGTATAAAATTTGGTGTTCGGAATGTAATTCTGTAAATTGGTTTTGTAACGGAGACGAAGCAGATCTATCTAAAATAGATATTGAAGGATGTAAATGTTGGAATTGCGGAAAAGTAGAATATTTTGATGAAGAAATGTCCGAAGACCAAGATTGGGAATTAGGTCGAGAAACTCCCGACTAGAAGATAATCATGAAAATTAGAACAGGATTTATAAGTAATAGTTCAAGTAGCTCTTTTGTTGTGGCTTTTCCCTATAAACCAGAGACAGTAGAAGATCTACAAAAAATGATGTTTGGCAAACAAAAATTCCATTACATTAGTATCTATGGAGAAAAAGGGGTTACTGACTACCCCACTCATAGCATCGTGGAGCAGGTTTTCAGAGACATAAATAAAAAAGCAACAAACGAAGAAGTAATCGAATCTATTGAGCATGGTCATTTTGATGCTTATATACATCCAGAAATATGCCCTGGACGTTATGACAATTGGGACCAAATTACTAAATTGATTTACGAAAAAGACAAAGAAGAAATGGAACGTTTGTGGGAGGAAGAAGCAGCAATAAACCATGCCAGAGCATCGGCAATTGCTTCTGCTTTTATCGATCATAATAAAAACAAATTTATTGTTGTTTTAGAATATGGAGATGAGGGGGGCGAATTTGAAGCTATTTTAGAGCATACTGATATTTTTCAGAGAATTCAGCACATCAGGACAAGCTATCACTAGGGAATAACTATGAAAATTAGGAATGGATTTGTAAGTAATAGCTCTAGCAGTAATTTTATTGTTGGTTCTAGCAGCATCGGCTATTCTACTCTCTTTGATCTAGCTCAAGATATGTTGCTTATAAGAAATAATGATTTTGATGATTATGTGGAAAATAAAGCCCAATGGGATGAAGAAATAAATGCCATCCATAAAGCCATTAAAGAACAAAGGGACCCTAATACTTCAATTTATTTTCACACTTGTAATTATAATACTTTTATTAAGAAAATATATGACTATTATGTAGTAACAAGTTGTAATAATCATATGTTTACTGAGCGTTTAAGAGGTATTGTAAACTGTCCTCAAAATGTAAAGAATTGGTTGGATGAAAAAGGATATCTGGTTGAAGATGATATTTTTCCTTTTTCCGAAAAAATAAGAGAATCTAAATTTCAAAGTGGAGAAATTTTTTGGTCACCAATACATGATATCGAAATATCATTATATGATTACCATGGGAGCAAAGAGAAAAAAGTTGCAGAAGAATTTTGTAAAAAAGATGGTCATTTTTCTGACATGATAGTACTAGCTTCTACAAAAGAAATAATTTGTCCTATTTGTTATTCTCAAGGACATAAAAATAACAAAGAACAACCCATTAATAGTAGATGGGATATTATAGATATTTAGAAGAAAGGAAATTATTATGAAAATTAGAAATGGTTTTGTATCAAACAGTAGTTCGAGTAGTTTTTGCATTTATGGTATTTGTATAGAAAAATACGGAATAGAAGAAGCATTAATAAAAAAAGGCGTCACAGAAGAAGAGTTAGAAGAAGGGATACTAGAATATCTGGATAATTGGTGTCTCCAATCAGATCTAAGAAAACAAGGGTTAGATGAACTAGAAATAAAAAAGAAATGTATGGAAACAAAAATTCTTGGAGGAATGGAAGCCAATTGCATTATGGACGACGATGAAATATTCATAGGAGAATCTTGGAGTTCTATCGGAGATAACGAAACTGGCTCTCAATTCAAAGCACGAATCGAACAAACTCTCAAAGAAGTGTTGGGAGATGATATTAAATGTGCAACTTATGAAGAAGCATGGAGAAATGGATGAAAATAAAATATTGAAAAGTGATTAATACTCTTTACAATACTCTTATAAAGAGTATTTTTATGGACATATACTAATATATGACAAATAACTGCATTCAAATAAATAACAAAACGACTCTATATCATGGTAAATCAGAAGATGTAATTCCTACATTATTAGATAACTCTATTGATTTAGTAGTAACTTCTCCACCATATAATGTAGATCTAGGGAATAATAAATTTAACAAAACTCCATATGATATGTATAATGATAATCTTGATCACCAAGACTATATTCAATGGTTAAAAGACATATTTGAAAGAATATATAAAAAAGTAAAATTAGGGGGAAGAGTTGTTATTAATATCGCAGATGGTAAAAATGGAAGAGTACCAACGCATGTGGATATTATTCATTTCATGACAAGGGAATTAAAATATATTCCTATGGCTAACATTATTTGGGAAAAAAACAGTGTAGCAAATAGATTCTCGTGGGGAAGTTATATGTCTCCTAGTTGCCCATCTTTTCCAAAGTCTTTTGAATATTTAATGGTATTTGCAAAAGATAGTATAAAATTACAGACACAAGGAGAAACAGATTTAACGGCAAAAGAATTTAAAGAGTGGGCATATTCTATGTGGAATATAACCCCCGAAACAAAGATGAAAAGAATAGGACATCCAGCAATGTTCCCCGTAAATATTCCATATCGTCTAATTAAGCTGTTATCATGGAAAAATGCAATTGTATTAGATCCTTTTAATGGAGCAGGGACTACTGGGGTGGCTTGTCATCAATTAGACAGAGAATATATTGGTATAGAAATGTCAGAAGAATATTGTAATCTTACTGTCAAAAGAATTAATAATCTAAGACCATTAGGCGAAACTGATATGTTTTCTATGTGATATTTGCCCATTGCCCAAGAGGGCAAGTAAATCTTATATCTCTAATTATATTGCTAATTAAGCGATTACATTTACGGCATACTCTTATGCCTCTTTTTCTTTCGTTGGGGGCTTGTTTAGAATGAGGACAAGACATACAAATTGTAGACTTAGAAGAACGAGAAGTTTGTAAGGCTCGATTAGGCGTTCTTAACGCTGGTTTTCTAGCTTTAAGAGCTTGAGACCTTTGTTTTCTCATTCTATTTCCCCTATTTGGCTTACTCTTTCCACATCCACAACCGATGTTACACCTCACTTTCATTTTGTTAAGAACAAAGAATCCAATTAGAAGTGTCTATACCTCCATTTTCGGTTAGTTCTGCCCAATAATAAGGAACGCAACTATCAGGCCACAATAAGCTATTTACAAAATCGTCAAGATCTCCAAAATACTCAATAGTAAAATCATTAATTTCTTTTACCATTTTATTTCTCCAATCATCATAAGAATAATGTAATTTGGCTTGTCGATAAAGAAGATCCATTTGTGGTGTTAGTCTTGTGGACGCTTCTGTACCATAATCGGAACTATCTAGATCAATAAGAACAAATAGAGCTTCTTTAAGATGCTCTAAATCATATGGTCTATTGCTTAGAGTAGCATCGAAAGCGACGGCTAAGAGAACATATGCTTCCCACCATCCACCATAGACTTCCTCTAAATCATAAGGAGGAGCCAATAAGTCTATTCTGTCGATATATATAGCCATATTTCATTCTTTAAGAAGTTTTATTGACTGTTGTTGTTCCGCTTACTTCGGCATGTGTTTGACTAGTGACTAGAACCCCATTCTCATCATAGGTTCTTATTAGAGTGGCTGTTCTATCTGTTTTGTTAAAGAATCTCATCCATAACTGGACCACCATTTCTCTAAATGTTGTTGCTCTAGCCGCTGGTTCTGTAACAGCTATATTATCAAGGCCTGTTGAGGAAAGAGCTACTGTTTCACTATCTAGAGTAGCTTTAACATCATCTCCAGTAAAATTAAGTTGATCAGTAGCTGTTTTGATATCATTAGTGTTACTTAAAACAGTATTAAGACCTGACGCCTCAACATACCCCGCACTATCAAATAATAATTGATCAGTTTGAGTTTCTATATTGTTTATTCCTGCATCTATATCAGTTAAAGCTCCAGAATTAGGAAGAGCATCCGTTATTATTTGAATATCTGTCACAACATCATAAACAAATGCCTCACTTGTGCCGTCCCATATAACTTCCCCACCACCAACAAGACTGTCCCCATCTGTGGGGTTTATTGCTGAAGGATTAGCAGCGTCAGAATCTAAAAAAACTTGGATAGTATATCTTCCTGCTGAAGTTATATTAGTATTAAAATCACCAACATATCTTCCTCCGCCATTTTCTGCTAAATCAATATTATAGGTGCTAATATTATCAGCATTATGGTCTTCAAAAGTGTTTCCACTAACAATATTTACTTGTCCATCAGAATTACGGATAAAGCAATATAAAGCTTGTCCCGTAGTATAATCAAATTGTAATTCATTACTCATTTAATAACTCCCCGATAAAATAATTTTATAATGGCTCTTCCCAGTGTAATACATTATTGCATTTCTTTTTTGCTTCATTAACTAATGGGGTATAAATTTGATTAAAACTATTTAACCATATGTCTAAATACATTGTGTCATATTCTCCTGGGCTCATTTTTGATAAAACGTTTTCAATAGTATTACATCGTATAGTAGATTTAGAAGTATCAACATGCTTCCATACTAAATCTATAACCTCTTGATTTTTCTCAACAACTGTTATTTCTGTTACGTCATTATTGTTGTTAAGTTGTTCAATAATCAAACCAGTGCCAAGGCCTCCTATTAACACTTTGCCCATACATCGTTTTGCGATGTTCTCATGAAAAGATATTTCTTTAGAACTATTACACATCCACCTTTTATTTCCTTCAAATAATTGGCATATACCGTCTTTATACTTAATTCTAAATTCTCCGTTTGTTTGTTCTGGTATTATGATACATTCCTCCAAGTGTCTTCTATTACAGAAATTGCACTATTAATATCTCCAGAAGAGCATCCTATTAAAGTCCCTGTTCTTTGAGCTGGAGTTGGTCCAGACCCGAAAGCGTATCCTCCTTCACGCTCTCCAAGGCAATGACAATCTTTAGCATACCCTCTGAAAGCTGAAAAAACAGTTCTAACTTCTCCATCCACAAATGCTCCATCTGTAACATCTCCTATGATCACAAATTGAAGAACTTCTCTAAATCTGTTTGCTATTTTATAATATCCGTCTATAATCCCATTGCCTAAAATATAAACTTCTTGACCCGCAAAACCAGCAAAATCATCACTCCACAAAGAAGCCGTGAATAAAGTATCCCCTGCTCTAGTTACAGAGTGTCCCGATAGTGTTATTAGTCCAGAATATGGATGATAAGGAGCCCCACCTCCAGCAAAACTATTAGTTCCACTATAACAATTTATCAACCTAGCCGCTTCTTCAATAATTCTTCCTTTACCAAATGAATCTGACGAAGCATTGCAATTTATAAGTGTGCCACTTATATCTACTCCCCATACCCCGCATCCTCCAAACGCTTGTTCTTCTCCAGTGCAATTTGTAAGATTTCCAGATATATTAGCTGTTAGATAATCATTACCAAAAGCTTTATTTCCTCCTCTGCAATTAAACATATCTGCTCTTAAATGTTTAGAATCATTAATAGACCATCCAGCCCCTGTAGCTATGCAGTTTGTCCACGTCCCATGAATATGAGAATATCCGAATACACTAATATTAGTTGCACTTGAGAACCCCCCTCCTGTTCCGTCATCTAGGGATACGAATGACATATTTATATATTTATTATCAGCCCATCCATAAAAACAGTTTCTAGCTCCAGTACCACTTATCGCCGTATCAGTATCAAACAAATAGACTCGTGTTTTGTCTGCTATTGTAAAGTGAATAGTATGCCATCCTTCATTTGATTCAGCATTATAAAAACTTTCAAATACTTCGCATTGTTTAACACCTACACCAAAAATCGAGGCAGTAGTCCCTATAGCATTAACACCTTCCCCTATTTCTGATCCTCCTGATCCTATTATATACGAATGATTAGTTGCTGCTCCATCATTAACAAATGTTCCCAAACGATAATCATTAGTATAAATTCCAAATGCCGACAAAACATCTGTATCTTGACAATTTATTGTGAATCCAGATAACTCAATATGATTTGCTCTTTGTTCGACAGCAGATCTATAATATGGAGTTATAGACAAATCGGATGGTTGGACTCCAGCTCCCCAATATTGGATATCTACTATTATATAACTTTCATCAACCGCAACCTCCATAACAGGAATTTTTAAACTACTATAATTATGATCTGTGATTGAAACTTCACAAATACCACACATATCTGTTGTCCATCCTGCAAATATCCCAGCAGCACCCGTTAATTGAACAGCAAAAGTAAAATCTCGCGTTTCTGGAGACGCGGCTTGACTTGGAGTTAAAGTTGAGGAAGTTGCCGATGGTAATGTCCCTGACATAGATTCCATAAGAATTACAGTATCTGATGGATTCTGAGATGTTGATGTTATATCAACATATTCAGTGTCAAGAGCAAAAGTATCTGTAATTATATGTTGTCCTGGTGTTAAAATTAATGTTCGTCTATTATTATTAGACAAAGCCCCCATTTCAGTATCTCTATCACTAGATTTTAACCAATCATATTTTGTAGGCAAATCATCATTAGGTCCAACCACAACAGAATTTCCTAAATTTAGATTAAACGGAAGCACCCCTCTGGCTGCTGGTATATATGGAGTTATTTGTGCCATTTAATTACCTTTTTATAAGGATAAGTCTTTATATTATACCATATTATACATTTTTCCCTTTAATCCTTTATTTTATACTTGAAAGTGAAAGTGAAAAAGCTTATAATGTAAGAAAGTATATAATAAAAGGAATGTTAAAATGGCTAAAATAGGTTTTACAGGGACTCGTCACGGCATGAGTGACGAACAGCTTCAAGAATTCAAGAATCTCATATTATCTAAAGAAATTGAAGAATTTCATCATGGAGTATGTATCGGCTCAGACAAACAAGCTCATGATTGTGTCAAACAAGAAAAAATTAAAATAGTTGGTCATCCTCCCTCATTTAAGAAATTTATGACAGATTGTGATTGTGATGTTTTTATGAAACCCGATGACTACCTAAGAAGAAATAAAAACATTGTAGATGAAACTGAAATTTTAATTGCCACTCCAGACACAAAAGAACGTGTTAGGTCTGGCACATGGTCAACAGTCAGATACGCTCGCAAACAACATAAAAAAATCTATATAATTCATAAAAATGGAAGAGTTACAATAGAATAA